TGTAAAGTTTTCCCTAGTTGCAACCTCGGGAATTGACCTTGATACAAAGGCCGGGCAGTACGAATACGAAGGTATTAGGGAATCCTGGTTGACACAGACAACCGTCGGCGGTAGGATGAAGATGGGGCCAGAAGACGGCATCATCTGTAACGCTTGTTCGTTGTCAAACAAATGTAAGTTCTACAGGGAAGGGGCGGTGTGTAGCGTGGCAGGTACAGGGTCAGCTGATCTTAGTAAGTTGTTTGGAACTCGCGATGCCAGCCTTATCATCGACGGGCTTGTCGAACTTACTAATATCCAATCCAAGCGAGTTAAGCAGGATCTCGAGCATGAAGACAAGACGGGTGAGCGCTTTCTCGAAACCGACAAGCGCCTTAAGGATCTGTTTGACGCTGGCGTAAAGGTAGCCAAGCTCATTGACCCGAAGCTGGCTGGAGGTGGAACGACAGTCAACCTCGGCATGATCGGCGGCACGGCCATCGTTGCACAGCAGACGCCGCAAGAACTTATGGGGTCAGCCGTTCGTGCCCTAGAGTCGCATGGTGTTAAGCGTGAGGACATTACTCCGGATATGATTCGTGGCGTGCTCGAAGGTATCGCAAACAGGGGTGCGGTAAACGAGGTAGCGGAGATTGAGGCCAAGACCATCGACCACAAGATCATAGAGCACGACGATGGTAGGTAGCACTAAGTACGATATTCGCGCACTAGAAGGTGAACTGGAGTTCCTAAAGGATAACCCACAGTTCACCGAGCGTCCGGCAACTATCGAAGAGTTTCTAGGCCCCGAGTACCTCAACATTGAGGATCAGGTTAGGACCGGAGTTAAGCGTGCGCTCATTGGAATCTTTGGTGGGACGATCAACCCAAAGACCGTCTCGGCTGTACGGCGCGCTATCTTTACAGGCGGCATCGGCATCGGCAAGACCACGTTCGCGAGTATCGCAATCCCGTACATGGTTCACTGGGTAAGTTGTCTCAAGAATCCCCAGCAGTACTTCGGACTAATGGACGGCTCACGTATCGCTTTCATGCTCATGTCAACGACCGAGAACCAGGCGAAGGAAGTTCTGTTCGGGGACATCAAGGCTCGCATCGAGCACTCGCCCTGGTTTAAGCGAAACTGCATGTATGATAAGGACTTTAAGAATCAACTGAGGTTTCCAAAAGATATCTGGGTGTTGCCAGGAAACTCTGCGGAGACATCGTTCGAGGGGTATAACATTCTTGGCGGCATCCTTGATGAGGGTGACTCGCATAAGCAGACCGCCAACAAAGATTTTGCGGAGTCCGGGTATGACACAATCCACGCAAGAATTGACTCTCGGTTTAACGACGCGACAACCGGACAGCACCGTGGACTTCTTATTGTAATCGGCCAGATGAAGAAGACGTCTGGCTTCATGCAAAAGAAAAAAGAAGAGCTCGAGAAGGACCCGGAAGCGCTCGTTGTGACGATGGCTATCTGGGAATCTCTGGGGTGGGATAAGTTCACGGACGAAGATGGTAATCGAAAGTCTTTCTACTATGACACGAGACGTAAGTCCGTGGTCCCCAAGTTGGCGGCGGGGCTTGTTGATAGCGCATTCATTATTGAGGTTCCACTGTCGTACCTCGCGAGCTTTAAGAACAACCCCGAGAAGGCGCTACGCGACCTGGCCGGTATTCCTCCGGCTGCAGACTCGCCGTTCATCTCCCTGGTTGATCGCATAGACGAATGCCACGAACGCTGGGAGGCTTCGCACCGCGACCAGGAATCGCCCGCGTACGTCCCCGTGGGGTCGGACCCGGTGCATCCTTCACTGCATCGCGAGGTAGTTGCTACCGACACAATAAAGAGAGTCGCACATATCGACATTGCCGTGTCCGCAAACGGAGACGCATTGGGCCTCGCGATGGGTCACGTGAGTGGTCTAGTTGAAATCGAAGACGAACTTAAGCCTTACATTACCTTTGACTTCCTTATGCGAATCAAAGCTGCACCAGGTACAGAGATCATCCTCGGAGACATTCGTCGCATCTTGTATGAGATAGCGGACGAAAGAAAGTTCAAGCTCGCGAAGGTCACCATGGACGGGTTCCAGTGTCTCACGGGAGATACGCGGGTGCCATTGTTTGATGGCAGGGTTTTGACAATGAAGGAACTTGCAGAACTCTATCCCGAGGGTGGCGTGAGTACTTACACTGTTGATAGTGCTACCGGGAAGATAACTGCTGGTAAACTTCAGAAGGCGTGGAAAACAAGCACCAAGGAAGTGCTTGAGGTTCACCTTGATAATGGTGAGGTAATTAGATGCACGCCTGATCATAGGTTCATGCTGCGTAACGGTTCTTATGTCGAGGCGCAAGATTTACTAAGTGGCCAGTCCTTAATGCCACTGTATCGCCAGATAATTGAAAGTTACGAGCAGATCGCGCAGCCGACCTCTGCAACCTCGTTGCGCTGGCAGTACACTCACAGAGCGATTGCCGGCGAAGCGCCTGAAGGATTCATTCGTCACCACAAGGATCACAATAAGCTAAACAATGATCCGAGTAACCTTGATGTTATCTTGCGCAGCGAACATAATGCACATCACAACCGTTCTGAATTTTGGACCGATGAGCGCAGAGAATCAGTTGGTACTGCTATCTCGAAGTCCAACACAGAGCGTACTGGCTTAGATGCGCGACGACGTAGGCTCGATGTAACGATTGAAGACTTACGTGCGTATGCTCATTTATCCCGTCGCGAGGTGACCCTCCAGACCGGCTGGTCTCAGGATATTATTTACGCTCGTCTGCGCGAGAATGGGTTTAGAGGTTGGGCTGAGTTTAGGAAGATGCACATCGCCGCTAACAACCATAAGGTCGTAAAGGTCGTGCGCATGGGTGATGTTGAGGACGTGTACGACCTGTCAATAGAGACGCATCAGAACTTCGCACTTGAGTCCGGAGTTTTCGTTCACAACAGCACTGACACGAGGCAGCAGCTCAACAAGAGGAAGATCCCGTCCGACTACTTGTCAGTGGATAAGACTACCGCGCCGTACTACGATCTACGCGAGGCTATCTACGAGCGTCGTGTAGAGTGGCCAGAGTATATTACGTTCCTCAATCGTGGCGACGTAACAAAGGTGAACATAGCCAACAAGGAACTGCGTGAACTTTCAGAGTCTGGGCACAAGGTCGATCACCCGCAAGGTGGATCGAAGGACGTGGCAGACTGTTTGGCAGGCGTGGTCTATACCCTAATGGGCGACCGGCAGTATCGTCGCGTTGCGCGCGTCGCTAGAACCGGGTATGGTGAGCCGACTGCTTCAGATAAAAGAGAGCCCTTTAGTATCGGCTCTAGCGGAGCTCTTGACGGAGGCTATGGCGGACTGCTTGCCGGACTATCTGGGCTAAGCGCGCCGATACCCCCAACGGCTCCAACGCCCCAAGGGCCGCAGTTCCCATCTTGGCATAAATGACATGGAGACGGAGACATAATGACCGGGGTTATTTATGGACCCAATGGCAAGCCCTTTGATCAAGAGAAGATCAAGCGCCATGCTAAAAGTCCCACTTCCGCTCCCGTTATAGGAGAGTCGTTCGGCCCGTGGGCTGGCAGGGACATGCAGTTCATTAACCTTCCTGGCGGCGGTGTAGTTCAGTTCGACCTGTCGAGGCTCAACGTCAAGGACTTCCGACAGATGTCAACTCACTACCAAGTAAACAGCTCGCTGTCCGTCTTGACGTTTATGCTCCACCAGCTTGACTGGCACATCGAGTGCGACGATGCACGGGTGACGGAGCATGTCACGCAGAACCTCGGAGCAATCTGGACAAGACTTGTCCGTGCGATGTCGCAGGCGTTTTGGGCTGGCTACTCGCCGAGCATCCTCCAGTGGGAGAATGATCTTCAGGGCCGCACGGTTCAGTTGACGAAGATCAAGGACCTTGCCCCCGAGGAGGCTTCCGTCAACTGGAAGGTCGTTGAGGGAACTATTCCTCCCGGCGTGGATAACAAGAACAAGAAACCTCCGAAGCTGAATGTGTTCGACGGAATTAAGCAAGTCGGCTCGCCGTGGGTTATACCTGTTCCCAACTCGTACTGGTATCCGTTGCTCATGGAGAACGGCGACTACACGGGGCGCAAGCTTCTCAAGTCAGCCTTCCAGCCATGGTTCTTCAGTACGCTCATGCACCTGTTCTCGAACCGTTACTTCGAGCGCTTTGGTGAGCCGGTTCCAGTTGGCCGTGCGCCACTTGGGGATACAGTAACAACCACAGACGGCGAGGTTGATTCTACTGACTTTATGGGAAGCATCCTTACTGCACTAAGGTCACGCAGCGCCGTGGTGCTGCCGTCTGATCGCGCTAACAACTCTACCGGGGAATCGACGAACAACTTCGATTACGATATCGAGTACCTTGAATCGCAGATGCGTGGCGCTGACTTCGAGCGCTACATGACTAGACTTGATGAAGAGATTTCGTTGGCGCTGTTTACACCGCTACTGCTTATGCGTACCGCCGACGTTGGCTCGTATAACCTTGGCGTGTCGCACATGCAGATGTACCTGTGGCAACTCAATGCCATTGCCGGCGACTGGGCCGAGTATATCAACAAGTACATCATCTCCGGTATGGCGACTTATAACTTCGGCCCCAACGTAAGTAGGCCGAAGATTATCTTTCACAAGATGGGAAAGACGCAGCCGGAAGCAACGCAGGCAATTATTACCCAGCTCGTTAAAGACGGTCGGGTTAGCGTTGACCTCGTGGAGCTCGGTCAGTCGCTTGGGCTTAAACTTGAAGAGGTCGAAACACTGATCGCAAAAGATTCGACGTAGTCGAGATGCATCACAAGAATGAGATCCGATGCTTCTGCACAAGGCATCCTCTACTTGCCGTCTACGGCCTAGATGAAAACAAAGAACTATTCATCCATGTCAAGGTTTACAAGCAAAGCCGCATCTACGCTGAACTGTTTATCAGTGCTGACGCGCAGGTAAAGATTCGCTGCAGAGAATGTCTTCGTGTCCACAAGATCAAAATAGTTTCCGGGCGACCGCAGCTCAAGGAGGTTGACGACTCGATGAAGTTGGTTGATGACGAAACATTACCGGCGCAGGTTGCTGGCACACATGACGATGGGGTAAGGTGAACACCACTATGAGTACTGAAACACTGCAAGGACCAATCGCCACGGCATCGTCAATGATGTTCAGCGTCGGCGACATTGCCAAGGGTCTCGCGCCAAAGCTCACGTTCTCGAAGAACGAAGCTGGCGACACGGTCCTTACGGTAAGTGACGTCGCCGTCTTCCGGTCAGGAAGCTTCGAAGACAGCATGGGCAGGCGCAACACATGGGAGCGCATGCACCTGGACTCGATGGCGAGTAACTACAACATGCTTCGTAGCCGCAACATTCTTGCCGACGTTCCGGTTCGATCTGGACACCCAGGCTTCCTTGTTAGTGGTCAGGAAGGAAACGGAAAGGTCGTTGGATATCACAACGGTCTTACCGTGGAGAATCGTGAAAGCACTCACGACGGTAACAACTACGACTACCTCATCGCGTCTTATGAGATCCTCGACCCCGAGGCTCAGAAGGCAATCAAGTCGGGCCTTTGGCGGAACCGTTCCGCTGAAGTGGGAACTTACATCACGAACGACGGCGCAGAGTATTTCCCCGTGTACTTCGGCGTGGCGTATGTTGACATTCCAGCCGTTGAGGGCTTGAATGGTTTTTCGAAGAGCAATAGCAACACTAGGATCATTGAGGAGGAAAGCATGTCAGCAGATCAGCAGGTAATTACGCCTGTTGCTCCGACGCTGCCCACCGCTCCCGTGGTTCCGGCTGTGCCTGAAGTTTCAGCACACTCGGCTCCCGCTGTGGCACCGGCAGTAGAAGAGCCTGTTGTCGCAGCTCAGCCCGTCGTGAAGCACTCACAGGAGAACGGTGTTATGTCGTTCGCCCTCGAGGGCAAGCAGGTTCAGGACTACGCAGCTGTTCAGCAACACATCAGCGTCCTCGAGGCGTTCCGCAAGGAGACCATCGAGGCTGCCCGCGTCGAGTTCGTTAACGGACTCGTCAACGATGGAAAGATTCTCGCGTCGAACACTGACTCAACGGTCGAGTTCGCAAAGAGCTTGAGCGAAGATCAGTTCATCGCATGGCAGGCCGCGCAGGTCGTTGCGCCCGTCAACCCCGTTCTTGGCAAGGTCGATCAGTTCCGTGTCGGTAGCGCAAGCGCCGAGGAAGCGGTAAAGGACGACCAAGTTGAGATCCTGCGTGGAACGGTGCAGCAGCACCGACGCGCTGGCAAGTCACCCGAGTCGATCAAGGAAATGGCTTCCTACAAGAAGCTCGTTGCCCTCGATCCTGATTTCACACTGTAAAGGAGAGTAAACGATGCCTTCTTTCGACAGGGGTCCGGCGCCTGCGGCGTACACCCCGTTCGGTAAGAACACGTATCTTCGTTCGACTCGAGATGTCAAGACCGAAAGTTTCACGGTTGCCGCATCTTCAGTCGCAGCGGAGACCATTGACGGCTCGACGCAGAAGATTCTGCAGTCTGGCGAAGTCATGGCAAAGATCACCTCGGCCGTTGGAACTTCAACGGCTGCAGATGTTGGACTCGTAGGCCCCTACGATGCCAACGCACTCGACGGTCGTCAGACCCTCACGAACATCGTGGGTATCAACGATACCTTCCTTCCGTGGCAGCTCCTGGAGCACGATGAGCAGATCGCCGTTACGGTTGAAGCTCGCGTTGTTCAGGCTTGGTGCATCGAGCGCATCTCTGGTGTGCGTGGCGCCCTTGGCAATACCACAGCAGCTGGCCTTGTTGGCCAGAAGACCCTGTCAATCCTCTTCAGCTAAGGAGCTAGAAAAGTGACTATCACCCAGCACACTCCGGGTGGCGGGAGCCAGCAGTTCATGGCTCCTCAGCCGCTCGATCGACTGGTGCGCAAGGAGGTCGCCCTCGGGCAGATTCGAGAGATCGAAAAGCCTCAGGACCACATCGGCCTGTCCGTGGTCGCACCGTTCCAAGAGGTCGCTACCGACGAAGTGATCTTCGACTACGTGCAGGGACTGACCTCCGGTCTTGCTCCCGCACGCGCCGAAGATGCAGAGTCGGAGCTTGCTCAGAAGGATGACATGGCACTCGGCCAGGGCCGCGCGTCCGTCATCGACTGGGCACTCAAGGACCACTACTCCGCATCGGACGTTGCTCGCTATCGCGAGTACGCACGCCTCGCGGAGCTGGCGGCGGGTAACAACTTCCCACTGACCGTCACGTCGCAGACCGAGGACTTCGCGTCCAAGATTGCTCGCGACGATGCCCTGCGTCGCCGCAAGCTCGACAACCGACTTGAGTGGCTCATCATGACGGGCCTCTCCGCCGGTGTACTCGCGTACAACGATGGCAAGATCAAGTTCTCGGTTGACTACGGTCGCCCCGGTGGACAGTCCGCGCAGGCTCCTGCGTCTGGCACCTACGCCGCTGCGACTCACGATCCGATCAACGACATCATTGCCGTCGATGAGACGATGTACGACCTCTACGGCGTTCACACCAACCGCGCAATCATTTCCAAGAAGGCCCTGCTTCGCATGGCTCGCGCGTCGAAGTTCGGCACAAAGGCCGGATTCGTTGGAGACGGAACTGGTGGCGTTGTCTCGGGTGATCCCTACTACTTGATTCCTGGTTATGGCCCGCAGTACGCCATTGACCTCATCAAGGAGCAGACTGGCATCGACTTCATCGTGTACGATTCGGTTTACCGGACTCGTGCAGTCGGCGCACAGAACATCACCAACAACAGGTTCATGCCTGAGAACCGCGTGATCTTCCTGCCCGATGAGGCCCAGCTCAACGAGTTCGACGACACGCAGATTGGCTTCGCCAAGACGCTCACGTCGCCGCACCCCGAGGGCAACTGGTCGCCCGGCTTCTACGAGTGGGAGAAGGACACCGGACCCGACCCGTGGGGCACCGACCGAGGTACTGGCATCAAGGCCTTCCCGGTCTTCCTGCACCTCGACAAGACGTACACCTGGGACCTCACCCTGTAGTGACGTTAACCATCCGTTGCCGGAGGTGGGTCATCTCCCGCCTCCGGCATACGGCCTTAATAGATTAAGGAGCAGCCATGGCTGCAAAGAAGAAGGACCCCAACGAAATCGTTGGCGTCTCCCCCGAGTACGCGACAAACCTCTACGCCGTTCCCGAGCCTCCCAAGCGCGAGAACCCCGACAAGACGGACGAAGAGTCCACTGACGACAACAAGGCTCCGGCGGCACCTGCCGCACCTGCCTCCAAGTAAAAGTTAGGAGTGATCGACGTGGCTGTGGTGACTGGGGCTTATTGCGCTGTCGAGGATCTCGTTGTTGGAAACGTTCCACTTCCCTCGACTGTTGATGTTGCTACATACATCATCAGTGCAGCAGACGAGATTGACGTTAAGCTCGGTTCCGTTTATGCCACGCCGATCATTCCTGACGAACTCGTATCTAATTCTCGCATCGCAATTCTTACACTCAAGAACATTAACGCACACCTCGCATCAGGAAGACTGCTTACGGCACTCACCGCAGGTGGCGAAGATACAGAGGTTCACGCGTACGGCCTCATGCTGATCAGGAACTCGCTTGACGCGCTAAAGGCGCTCGCGACTGGATCACCAGAACTTTACGGAGCACCAAAGCTTGATACATTTAGCGAGGGGAAGCGTCGTGGTGGAGTCTACAACGTTGACGCATTCTCTGCTGTTGAGGCGTTTAATACCATGACAAGCCCAACTGGACTTATGCCTTACGGCGGTGGCTAATGACTACCGTGACGATGGACGTTGTTATGCTGGGCGACGGTGCTGGCGTAACACTCATGCTCAATCATCTTGACGCAGTCTTCTCTCCTGTGGGTATGCAATCATTCCTAGAGGCAAGCGTTACCCCCTACCTGCAGAAGCGGGCGCATGCGCGGTTCAGCGCCGAGGGTGACGACGCTTCGGGCAAGTGGGCACCATTGAAGCCGACCACGGTAAAGATAAGAGAAGCGGGTGTTGTCAGTGGAGACTTCTTCGGTATTTCCGGGAGTCATCCTATCAACGTGAGAACACACGATATGGAGCAGTATATAACGCAGGGGACTGGGGACATCACCCACGAGGGAACTGGAAACACCTCGCTCCATTACCCGCACAAGTCTCCTCCAGGAGCACTCAAGACCAAGGTTCGCCGTGCTCAGGTTGGCGGAGGAAATACTGTGCCGAGGCCGGTACTCGCTGTCAACGCTACTGACATGTTCGCAATCATGAGTTACCTCGCATACTTCATCCAAGGATACGGCAATGGCAGTAACTCCCAATAACACGAGCTTCCCGAACAACATTGTCCTCCTACTTAAGCAGGAGCTGAAGAAGATCGACCCAGCCATCGGAGACTCAGACGGCATAGCGATCTACACTAGGCCGATAAGAAAGGGCGACCCGGTCCAGGCTATCGGAATTACAGCCGCACTATGGAGTCCACAAGAAGGTTCCACCGAGATGCTTGGCATTGACTCCAGGACAGGGTCAACGATCAACCAGTATGTCATCGGCATTCAGACGTTCATCCAGCACATGGACGAGGAGGAGGGACTCCAGCTAGCGGCTACGCTCGCCGGTATCGTCCGCGCCAAGCTTTCCATGGACCTACCGCTTCGTGTAGCATTGGGCCAACTGCAGTCAACCGAGTTTGGCTACACGGAAAGCTTTAAGAAGGGAACCGTTCAGGGCCAGCGATTCCTTAGTAATGAGATCGAAGGCTCGTTTTACCACCTGTCAAACCTAGAGTACGTTGTGGAGACGGAGATCACTAATGTCTGAGACGAGTAACCCCAAGGGGCTTACCGAAGTAGAAAAGCAGGAGCAGGTCAACGCCGATCTTCGGGCACAGACCAAGCAACTGCTCAATGAACGCCTGGCCGATGAGGCCAAGGCGTCGGAGGCCGTAAAGCTCAGGTCTCTTAAGTCCGAAGAATCTCAACTGAAGACGGAGCTCGAGTATCAGCAACGTCTTCGGGCGGGCCGCGCAAGCGCATCAACACCAGCGGTCGTAGTGCAGGATGCTGTCCAGCCGCCTGCTCCCGACGACAACAAGGGCGCGAAGGCTCCCGCAAGTGGAAAGGATAAGTAAGCCATGGGATTCAGCTCGCAGGCCGGTCAGATCATTCTCGGCACTCAGAGTGCCGCTGGCGTAGCCGCAACCCTTGACAACGCTACAGGCGTTGCGATGAAACTTCGCAGCGGCTCGCTTGCTCCCAACAGGGAGCTTATGGTGCCAGACGCAGAGATCGGCGGAGGCCGAGATGTTGTTGATGCGTACCTTGGCACCGTGTCCTACAGCGGTGACTTTGATTTCTACGTTCGACTCGAAGCGATTACCACGCTGCTTCGTGCCGTACTTGGAACCGCAGTCACCACTGCGGCCACTCCCGCGGTTGGCGTAACGCAGCACACCATCACGCCATCAGATGCCGGACAACTTCCGTTCCTTTCTGTTCAGGAGCGAATCGGGTCTGGTCTTGACGCGTACGACTATCTCGATGTCGTGGTCAACACGTTCCACCTGGAAGCCGAGGCCAATGGCTACCTGACCGGAACGTGTGGACTCATCGCGCGTTTGCAGACGGTGAACGCCGTACCCGAGGTTGCCCCCATCTGGGACAACTCGCCTATGATCGTCGGCACGAACATCAACATGACTTACGATGGTGTTACGTTGCCGGCCAAGTCGTTCAGCCTTGATATCAGCAACAACTTCGAGGATGACGACTTCCGCCTTGGTTCGTTCTTCATCAACGACCTGACGCCGAAGCGCCGCGAGATCACGCTGTCCGTGAAGCTTCGTCACCAGGATGAGACGACGTTCCGTCAGGCAACTTACGGAACTGCGGCGGCTACGGCTCCCGGTGGTATCACCACCAAGAGCCCGCTTGTTATCACCTGCGAGACCTACGAGAACGTCGGTGCCACGGCAGTCAAGTCGAGCATCGTGCTTACCTTCCCGAAGGTGATCCTCAAGCCGTTCGCATTCTCACCGTCCGGCGACGACATCCTTGAGAACGATGTCGAGATGCAGGCCGTACGCCCCACCCCCGGTGTTGACATTATGACCGTTGTGGTGCAGAATGGTGCTGCCGCCATCGCGTAGCGCATCGAGAGGTTACTCACAACCCGGACTCTATGCCGTTATCAACGTGCGTAGGGTCCGGGTTGTTCCTCTTTACTAAAGCACACTAGGCTCAAGGAGGGCCAATAATGGAAAGCAACATGGACGTAGAAGCAGCCGCAGCTGCCGGAGTAGCAACCGAAGAGCAGGTGTTCGTTGACTACTGGGGCTTCTCGGATACCACGAAGCACCTCCTTCCTGACGGCGAGCAGTACGTCGAGATCAAGAAGATGAACGAGGGAGAGAAGTCCAAGTACCAGAACGACACTCGAAGCGATATCACTGTCGCAAGGAACACTGGTGACGCTCGCCTTAAGGCTGACCCGGCAGCAGAGCGCAAGGCGCTTCTTATGACGTGTGTCGTCGGCTGGCACATGTTCAAGAAGGGTTCCGACGGCAAGCCGGAGCTTGTGGACTTCCACCAGAAGGCGGGTCCAAACAGCTTCGAGAAGTGGCTCGCCATGGCGGACCCGGTGATTGTCGAGGGCATCGAGAAGGCCTGCCGCAAGTACAACCCGTGGCTCCTTACTGACATGACGGTCGAGGACATTGATCGCGAGATCGAGAACCTCAACGAGCTTCGCGAGGCCGCAGTCAAGAGGGAAGCGGGGGAATAGTCTTCCTTCGCCAGGCCAGAGACTTTGTGAATGGTGAGCCCATAACTAATCCGCATAGTGCAATAAGAATGTTTGCAACATGCTCGAAAATGAAATGGGCTCACCTTCCATTGGAAGGCGGGGTCTACGCACAGGACCCAGAGCTCCTTCGGTACTGGGAGATTATTTGGGATCTCCAGGGAAAGAAGGACGCGGAGGACGAAAGAAAGCGAAAGGCCGAGAGCAACAAGCCTAGAAGTAGGTCAAGGTAGTTATTCGGCTATGTGTACGTTTAGGCCGGGCGCAGGTTGACAATCGCCAGCGTCCGGTCTATTCTTTTCTTGTCGGGCACAACGAGGCCCTTAACGGACAGTCCACGCAAAGTCCAAAGGGGTCAAAGTGAGCAATACTGCTGTGGCCAGCAAGGTTGAGAGTCTACTCCCGGCTGGCAAAAACATCAAGCACAAAGCTCGCCAGAACTCTGTTAATACCATCGAGGTTATCTAATGAACTCGATGATGAACATTACCGTTCGCGTAATGGCGGCGAACGCGCGCAAGGAGATCGAGGCCCTCAGGGCCGAGGTCGCTATGCTCCGAGCACAGATGGGCATGGGTGCTGTCGCGAGCACTGGCATGATTACTTCGCAGGCGTTTGCGAACATCTCCAAGTGGGGTTCGCAGATGCAGTGGGCCGGTCGTCAGCTCGTTGCCAACTTCACGCTACCGCTAGCCGCCGCAGGTTATATGGTAACAAAACTTGTTCTCGATAACGAAGCCGCAATGGTTCGTATTCAGAAGGTCTACGGCGACGCGGCGACCGGACCTGCACGGTTCGCTGAAGACGTTAACGGCCTCGGCAAGGCGTTCGACCTCCTGTCCGTGAAGTACGCAACCTCCCGCGCAGATGTCGCTAACATCGCAGCAGACTGGGCTGCGGCTGGCGCGATGGGCGGCGGACTAGCGCGCGGGGTTGAGACTACACTTAAGACCATGGTCCTCGGTGAACTTGAGGCAGCAGAAGCCACGCAGGCACTCATCGCCATTCAGGCTCAGTATGGTGCCGATACGAAGACCCTTGTCGGAATCATCGAGGTTCTTAACGCTACAGAGAACACGACCGGCGCAACGATGGGCGGACTCGTCCAAGGTATGAGTCGTTCCGCATCAGCTGCCCGGTCTGCCGGTGTTGACGTGGAGCACCTTGCTGCAATGATCGCGGCATTGTCGCCTGCGGCAGGTAGCGCAAGCGAGGCAGGAACGTCACTCAAGACGATCCTCTCTCGTATGCTTGGCCCGACCGGCGAGGCACGTGACCTCATGAAGGCCGTTGGTATTGAGATCGACGAAGTGTCCTGGTCGAGCCTTAATGGCGCAGAGCGCCTCGAGACTCTTGCTGATGCATATATGCACCTAGATGGAGCCAGTCAGGACATGATCTCGGCGCAAGCCGGAGTGATGTCGTCCACCATTGCCTCACGTAGACAGATCAACAAGTTCGACGTCCTCATGCGCGAGCTCGCTTACCACGTTGATGGCAATAGCGAGACGAATGGTTACTACACGAAGACGTTGGAGCTCTTGGCAAGGAAGGCCGATGTCGCTCGACTGGCCTCCGATGAGCTTAATTCCGTACTTAGCTCCAGTCCCTATGCCGTGAAGCGCGCTGGCATTGTGATTCAGAACTCCCTCATGGAAGTGCTCGCCCAGCTGATGCCTCAGATCCTTTGGATCGTTGGATCGTTTGCAACACTCATAAAGAAGTTCTCCCAGCTTGATCCAGGTCTACAGAAGCTTATAATTGGGTTCCTCGCGCTCCTTGCGGTGCTAGGCCCGCCACTTGTACTCCTCGGTTCGCTCGCGGTTGCCATCGGAAGGATCGGCCTTCTAATGGGGTCGATTGGTGGACTGGTAACTAAGTTCTTTGGCGTGTTTGGTTTGGTGGGCGGTGCCGTGAGTGCCGTTGCAGGTTCGGTTAGCGGTGCGGCAGGTCGCGTTCGCAAGACTATTGCAAAGGTCGTCGCCACCATGGGCACGGCGCAGGCTACTATGGCAGAGCAGTCCGCAGTTGGCGGCGCGGTGGCTGGCAACGCATGGGCGACAGCCTATAATGTCTCAATGGTTAGAGGCATGAACCGTACGGTAATGACGAGAATGTCGTTTAATACCTTTAGCGCAGGGGCAGCGGGAGCGGGAGCGGCTGCTAGCGGTGGATTCATTGCAAGGTTTGTTGCAGGCTTCAAGGGTCTAGGCCCAAAGCTTATTGGAGTAATAAAGGGTATCGGCCCTGCAATTATGAAGGGCCTTGCTGGTATCGGCCCGGCTATCATGCGTGGACTTGCCGTTATCATCCCAATGCTCTCTGCGTGGGGCACTGCCATTATTGGGTTCCTTACCGGCCCGTGGGGCATTGCGATTATTGCAGTCGTTGCGATACTTGTAATCTTTAGGAAGCAAATAGGGGAGTTCTTTAGCAACATCGCAAGGCAGGTTGGCGATGCAACTACCCCAATCGGCAAGGCGTGGCAGGGAATCACTGACCTCTGGAACCGTGCGCTTGTGGCAATTCGTAATGGCATGCAGAGGCTACCCGAGGGTGTGCGTGCGCCGCTAATGGCGGTACTTCACATGGTCAAGGTAGTTGCCCTGAAGATCTACGAGTTCTTCTCCTACATCAACCCGTTCGCACGCCACTCCCCGTCGCTCGTTGAGAACGTTACAAACGGACTCGCAATCGTTGGTCAGCAGTTTGGACTTGTAGCAACCGTCATCGAGGGGCACATGCGAAGTGCCTACAACTCCCTCAGTAGTTTCGGTGGCGCTGTTGCCGGATTCCTCGCCGAGTACAAGGCGTTCACTCAGTCACAAGAGCGGTCAACCATTGGCGGAAGTGCTGGGCCTGGTGCGGCTAGCGCATACGATGCACTCATCGCCCAGCTCGGACCACTACAGGCCGACCTTGACCAAGTGTCTGCGGCTGTGGATGCACAGCAGGCTATCGTTGACGGACTGTCCAATTCGCTTGAGAACGCCAAGAACAGTGCGAAGATTGTTCAGGACCAGTTTAACTTACTGTCCGATAGCACGAACGTATTGAGCAACAGCCTTAGCGAAGCAGAGCAGGTACTCAGTGACTTTGCGAGCACGCCCATCGAAGGCATGCGCGCAATGTCCGATGCAATCTTCGATAACCAGATGGCGGAGAAGGCGCTGCAGCTCCAGATGCTGCAACTGAACAACGTTAGCCTGTCTGACCTCCAGGGCCAGCTCGCATCGCTCAACGGAGAGATCGAAGCCCTACGTGGTACGCAGGCCGACCTTCGGGCCGGTGGCGCAAGCGGAGATATCCTGCAGACCTACCAGGATCAGATTGATGTACTCCAGGGCCAGGGCGATGTCATCAAGGGACAGGTTGCTCCACTCAATGATCTGCAGACGCAACTAGATGCACTGCAGCGCACCGGCGAAATACTCGATCTAGAGCAGTCGCTTGCGTTCGATCCACTGACGAGGCAGATTGACCAGCTCGCTAATTCATACAGCGAGCTTCCGTTCGGTGATATCATCACCGGCCTGCAGACACAGAGGGTTGCAGTTGACCAGCTTCAAGCTGCGTACGATCTTTCTAACGCGGCGCTGGGCGACCAGCAGGTACTGCTCGACGCGGCCAACGCTAGCGTAAACGCGGCGCAACTTGCTTACGATACCCAGTCCAAGACGCTCGACGCATTGAAGCAAGTCTACTCGGGACTGAACGACGAGATCACGGGTATCCGCGATGCCATCGAGGAAGTCATCAGTGCCGCCAAGGACATGGAGGCTTCGCTAGCATCTGCCAGGGGCGGAGCCGGTTCCCAGTCTCCGGCACTCGATAACTTCTACGGTGCCGCAGGCGGGGCGTTCCCCGACGTTGGCGACGCCTTTACAATCAGCGACGACCAGGGGGATATTCAGACCTGGCTTGACGAGTTCATGGACACGACCTCCACGATGTTTAATGACATGGACATCTTTGGCCCCATCAAGGCAAGGTGGGGACAGTTCCAGCAGTGGTGGGCAACTAACGTATCGCCAATCTTCGGCAACCTTTGGCAGGGTATTGTTGATGCCGCAGGTGCAGTGGACTGGTGGGCACCATTCAGGAGTATCGGAGATCTGTTTGGCTCGGACACGACTATCGGGTCGGCGGCGAGCGGTTGGTGGGCACAGATTACCGAGCCGTTCTCCGGCCTGTGGGACGAGATCAAGGCGTCCTTCAGTAAGGCGTGGGCCAATCTTGAGCCCGAGTTCGCAAAGTTCGGAGATGCATTCGGCGGCGTGTTCCAGGGTTTCCGAGATGCTTGGGCAAAGATTCAGCCTGCGTTCCCGGTGATAATGCAAGTCATTGGTGCTGTTGTCGCCTCCATCGTTGGGTTTGTCGGCGTACTCGCAATCATCATTTCTAACATTGTTGCGAATGTTATCGTGCCGCTCATTAACACTGTTGTCAGTATCGTCACCGCCATCATACGAGTCTTCGCTGGTTTAGTTGAGTTCTTCCGGGGAATCTTCTCGGGTGACTTGGCTATGGCCTGGGCGGGCATCGTTGACATCTTCATGGGCGCATGGGATCTTATCTACGCGGTGTTCCGTGGGGCGTGGGATCTCATTTGGGGTGTCGTCGTTGGAATCAAGGATGGAGTTGTGGGAGCGTTCCAGTGGCTGTCTGACGTACTCGTTGGGCACTCGATTATCCCCGATATGATTACGGCCATCATCGAGTGGTTCAAGAGCCTCCCAGGCAAGGTACTTGAGTTTATTACTAACCTTGTGACAGCGGCAATATCTTGGTTCGTTGACCTCAAGAATAAGGCGATAGAGAAGGTTGTCGAACTTGTCGGGTCGGTCATCGCCTGGTTCATTAACCTCAAGGATCAAGCGATCGAGAAGATCAGTGCACTGGTAAGTAGCGTTGTGTCCTGGTTCACTGGACTTCCCGGCAAGGCAGCCTCCGCCCTTGGTAACACCGTAACATTCCTTGTGACCAAGGGTGGCGACTTGATTACCGGCCTATGGGACGGCATCAAGAACATCTGGGAAAGCACTAAGACCTGGTTCACTAATCTTCCTGGGAACATTCTAACGGCACTCGGAAACCTGAACACAATCCTAAAGAATGCTGGAAAGAATATCATCCAGGGATTCTGGGACGGAATGAAGGAGGTCTGGGAGAATACCAAGAAGTTTGTTAGCGGTATTGGCACATGGATCTCCGACCACAAGGGGCCAAAGCAATACGATCTGAAGCTTCTTGTACCCGCCGGTGGATGGATAATGGACGGCCTCGAGAAGGGGCTTAGCTCGGGACTGCCTGGAATCCTCAAGACGGTAACGGGCATTTCGGAAAGCATCTTGAGGACTGCTGGTGATGCCAACAGGTTCGCCATTGCTAGCATGTCAACCGACGCAGCCCTCGCGGCCAGGTCGGTAGTTGCCGGAACCGGATCGAATGCCACACTCAACGGCGGGGCGTCTGGTTCAGCCTCGACACAGAACAACAACTTCTATGGTGACATGTCCTTCCCGAACATTACAGACCCGAACGACGCGAAGAAGTTCCTTGAGAATCTTGGCGACCTAGCAGGAAGCGGAGGTAGCCGATAATGGCAACTGCCATAGTTAACGTTGGCTCTCTTGGCATCGGCCAGTGGCGTATTTATGTAGACGAGATCTCCTCCGACTTCGCCGCCAATACTTCTTATGTTCGTGTTCGTGGATACCTGATTAATAACGGCACGACCACGTCGTATAATAACAGCTCAATATCTAAGTCGGTTAGTGGGTCTGCGGCGTGGTCTGGGTCTGGACCGTTTAGTGTGCCCGCTGGCGGGTCGCTCCTGTTTATTGATCAGTACTTCACTATTGCCCACAACTCAGACGGCACAAAGACGGTAACGTTCACGGTAGCCTATGGTGCTACTGGAACATCAACCTTTGGAACAAGTGGCTCGGTCGGCGTATCACTCGGACTGACGACACTTAACGCAGCACCGGGCGCTCCTGTTGTAAGCGCCAACACGATTACGACGACGACTGCCGTAGTGACCTGCACCATCCCGCCCGACAACCGTTCAGCCATTACCGACTACGATATTCAGGTTGATAACAACTCGGACTTCAGTTCCTTGCATGGAACTTACAACCGAGGCGATACTGTAACTGGCCTTCTCGCTGGCGTGACGTACTACATGAGGGCCAAGGCTTACAACGCTGTCGGCGCATCCACATGGTCGGCTGTTGTGAGTTTCGTTGCGGCATCGGCTGTGCCGAGTACGCCTGGTGCGCCAACAATCAGCAACATTCTTGTAGACGGCGCTCGTGCGGCTTGGGCCATTCCGGCTGCCAATGGTTCAGCGATCACGGGCTACACGCTTCAGGTTGCAAAGGATACTGGGTTCACAACTGGACTTCTTACCTTTCTTCCGACCGCATCGCCGTACGACTTCACTGGCATCGACCCGGCTACCGTTTACTACGCAAGGCTCAAGGCAACAAACGGCGTTGGCGACAGTGCCTATGGCGCTTACGCAACCTTTACTTCAGGGGCCACTGTGCCTGGGGCACCCACTGCCCTTGCGTTCGGAAGTCTTCTTGCAACATCCGGAAGCGCGACATTCACTCCACCGGCAGACAATGGTGGAGTTGCAATCACGTCGTACAGTCTTGTGGTTGCCACTGACGCCGGGTTCACTCAGAACGTAAAGACGTTTGCTGGTTCTGGTTCGCCAATAGCAATCTCGGGTCTACTGTCCGGCATGGGTTACTTCGGCAAGGTGCGTGCTGCTAACGTTGTTGGCAATGGCGCATACTCAACCGTACAGCCGTTCACCACTGCGGGCGGTACGCCTACGATCACCACACCGACGACGGGCCAGACCGTCACGGTAGGCGTAGGCTACCCCCGTGTGATTGTCACTTCACTGGGATTGTATTCGGCCAGCCAGATAGTTGCAGAGTTCTCGAAGAGCGCTACTTTTGCATCAGGTATTATCACGGCTACGCTAAATGTCACGGCACAGTCGGTAGATAACTCGTACACCGTTGCCGATACGTTACAGTACTTGTCGGTAGGTACGTGGTACGTTCGAGTCAAGGTTGTTAATACAGCGACTGCATATGTCACTGCATGGAGTACTGCAGTCTCTTACATTCAGTCGCACACTCCGTCCGGTTCAGTGGTGTCACCTACCGCCAGTGCGGTAAACGAGTATTTTGCAACAACTAACTTCGTGTTTAACTTTACAGACCTTGGTCCGTACGATGTCCAGTCAGCCTACAGGCTTGTTATCGAAAACAACGCAACCGGAACATCTCTTTACGACAGCGGCAAGGTTGCACTTGTTACTACACTCCTTAACCAGCAGACTACTATTGCAGTAGCGGTGGGTGCTGGAAACAAGAACACAACGCTTCGCTGGCGCGTCATGGTATGGGACGGGGGCGACACTCCTAGCGCATGGAGTGGGTACGGCCTGTTTACGCTTACCGATCCGCCGAGTGTTGCAGTTACGCTTCCTGCATCTGGTGGAACGGTAGACTCCGGCTCGCCAACAATCAACTGGACGCTAAGCCTGTTCTCTGGTGGAACCCAGGCGAGTACCAATGTGTCTATCTACGAAACACTGACCAACGATCTCGTCTGGTCAAGTGTCATTGCCGGTGTGGTCTTGACGGCTACGCCGCCGTCTGTTGTGCTACTCAACGGCACGAGTTACTACGTTGTTGTTACAGTGACGGACAGTAACGGCATCGTTGGTTCAGACGCATCAAACTTCTCGTCAGTGTTTGAGTCTCCACCGGCCATTGGATACAACGTTGACATCTCCGGCGTAGAGGATCTTGGGTACGTCAGGATCGAGTGGAACGGGTCAGACCCTGACCCTGCGTTCGTCGCATGGAAGGTCTACCGCAGGATACAGACTGAATCTATCTGGGAACTGCTTGTTGTGCTGACAGACATCAATGCTCGTAGCCACCTTGACTACATGTTCAAGAGCGGCTATAGTTACATCTACTCGGTAACGCAGGTGGCGATCAGGTCAGAGGCGGACGTCGAAAGTCCTGTTGGCTACTACGTCTATGAGAGTAATGAAGTTACCGACAACAGGGTATCTGTCGTAAGCGTAAGCAAGTACTGGTTCATCGACACTGAAGATAACTCAAAGAGTGTTATGATTCCCGGAGTTGTTAGCGATGCTTCGGTGCTCGAGTTTGAGTCTGCTACAACCCATGTCATTGGGCGAGGTCGCCACCGTGATGTTGGAGACGAGCTCGGGTACTCTGGTACGATCGAATCAAAGGTTAGAGGTACCGACAGGATTAGCCCGTTCCGTTCTGCTATTGAGGACCTGGTTAGAAAGCGTAAGTACGTCTACCTTCGCACTCCGTTCGGAAGGACGTTCCAGGTCGGACTCGGTAATCCGAACTGGACGCCACTTCCTGGAACCGGAATGGCTGAGATGGGCGACATGTCCATCCCCTACGAGGAAGTCTCCTAATGCCCAACGTTACCCCGCCAGATGTAGTGGTAAGGGAGTTTGTCGCTCCCGTAACCCACCACACAAGAAGGGTGGAGATCTACGAGAAGGATGGGGTCACCAGATGGGCGGGAGATGACAAGGTAAGACTTGTTGATGGATCGGTCAATGCCGACTACAGTCGAGGCGAGCGTCGTTCGCTTGACTTGGTGCTTAATAACTCTGACGGTGGACTTGTCACTGGTCCTGGTGCATTCTGGTACGACAAGATCATCAAGGTATTTCGTGGGGCGGTTGTTAACGAGACTGGCTATCAGCCAAAGATTATTGTCATTGGCGACAAACAAGAAGCACTGGCGGCAGACGGATATATCGCGTCCAACTTCCGCACAACCCTGTCGTCGCTAGGGTTCAAGGACGTTACGATCAGGACAAGTGCGACAGCTTACGCCGACGTAAGTGGATATGATATCTTTGTCTTTCTCGGTGGCTCAACTCCGACGCAACTTGATATCGCACTGGATGCATACAACGCCGGCAAGTCAGTGTTCTTGCAGGGCAAGGACGCAACGGGGTGGGTCGAGGCTAACCTTACCGGAGTGTCGAGCGTAAGTTCTGCTACCGGAATGATTAACCCAGTGCCTACGTCCGCACACCTAGTAAGTAATGGTTGGAGTCCCTTCCAGAACACTGTTCAGTCGCTCACCAACCTGTTCACGAACCCGTCGTTTGAGACGGCCAGCGGCACGGTGGAAGTGCGCCGGAACCTCGTTCAGAATCCATCTTTCGAGACGAACACGACAGGGTGGGTTGCTAACGCTGGCGGGACCATCACGCGCGTCACAACTGGCTCTGGCATTACTCAGGGCGTAGCGGCTGGCGAACTGACCCTACAGACGACAAACCAGTCTGGCGTCAACTACCCGGTAACACTCGCTGGGAGCACAACGCACACCGCCTCCATCGACATCACCCCCGTTAGCGGTGACCTCTCGACGTTGATACTGCGTACCGCAGACGCGGCTGGCACGAGGGCTAACCTCACCATTTCGGGCCTCGTCGTTGGGCAGACCACTCGCGTGTCCGTCACCTGGGCTTCCTCGGCAACCCCTGGCACGAGTTACTTTGACGTGTGGAGGAACGGGACCGGCGCATCTGTCACCGTCCTCCGACTCGACAGGGTGCTGATCGAGGCCTCCTCCACCGTCAACACCTACTTCGACGGCACGACCCCGCCCAAGGTGCGGAGGAACCTGGTGGGTCAGCCCGACGTAACTGGCGCGTCGTGGCAACGTCACCCCAACATGACCAACCCTGGCGTGCTCGTCCCCGCCCCGGATAACTTGCCGTCGTTCTGGGGACGACGCACACTCACCGGGATCACTGCAATATGGGGCTGTCGGGACGCCGGAACCTCAATGGCGCTCACTGGGGGTGTCATCTACACGTTGTCTATCTGGGTGTATACCTCCGCCGTTGAGACCGGGCTACAGATTCGCGTCAGTCTCGGCGCGCTTGCTACCTACGCCCCGCAATCCGCAGTATTCACCTCTGTTGTCGGGTGGCAGAAAGTCTCCCTGACCTTCACTCCCGGCTCAACGGGTAACTGGGCAATCTTGCTCACTACTTACAACGGTGCCTCTGGAGCGGATTATGCGCTTGCTGGCCCGATTGTTGAACTTGGCTCTACTGTAGGCACCTACTTCGACGGCTCCACGTCCCCCACCCAGGGCTACCTGCCCGCGTGGGAGGGCACCGCGAACGCCTCGCCCTCGTACCTGTACGACGGGGACCTGACGCAGTCGTGGGTCGGGACCGCGAACGCCAGTGCGAGTGTGCTGACAGCGCCAGGCGTACCCGGTGGACCGTCAGGCCCCGCACCAGGTCGGGTCACCTGGCAGTCGTCTCACTGGTCAACGTCGGGCGGCAAGTCCATCCGTATGCGAGCACTCTCAAACTCGTCTGATACGTTCCACTCGGTTCCTGTGACGATGCCCGCGAGCGTTGCTGGTAAGACGTTCACAATGATGGGGACGGTGCGCGCCGAGCAGGGGTTGACCGCTGGTTATGCAGGTAACTGGCGCAAGTTCCGTGTCGCGTTCAACACCCCAGGAGGGCAGAACGAGCCGAGCGTCACGTACAGCGATGTGCCCGAAAATGCGGCGGGTGAGTGGTTCGTCAGGGGCACGTTCACCGTGCCAGCCGACGCCACCGGCACGACATTCATTCGCATCCAGAACGGCGACGGTGGTGGCGGCTCTGACGTGTGGTGGGACGACATTCTGCTGGTCGAGGGCGACTACTCGGGCGACTACTTTGACGGCAGTACAGTCAACGACCAGAACACCTACGCCTGGACCGCTGGCGCTAACGCCTCAACAAGTACTCTAGTTACCTCCGGCACAAAAGAGTACACGATCACAGACCCCCGATGGTCGCGTATCGCAGAAGGCGTCTCCGATCCAGCAAAGGCACTCGGCGGCGTTATATCTGACGTTGCAACAGGCGGAAGACTTGTCGCCCTAACCTTCCAGGGACAGAAGTCTTCATACGCAGATCCACAATTCGTGAATCTTCTAAAGTCATCTATTACCTGGCTAGACAGTTACGAACCGATTACCACTTGGGAAACTCAGATCGGCGAGTTCATGATCGACAGGATCACGGACTCAAGTTTCCCTCACACGGTAAAGCTTACCGGCAGGGACTACACCAAGAAGTGCCTGAACTCTAAGTTCGCATACGCTACACAGTTTACTACCGGACTAGCCCTTGAATCTGTTATCGCCTCTATCGCGGGCGCAGCAGGAATTACTAGGCGCAACCTTCCCGCAACCGGCATCACCGTAAACAGATCATTCTTCTACGAGCGCGGCGTTACTCGCTGGGATGCTATCAAGGACATAGCAGACTCGTACGACTACGAGATCTACTTCGATCCGTACGGCTACCTCGTGATGCGCCAGTACAACGATCCTGCCTTGACGTCTCCGTCCATTGTCATCCACCCAGGACCTGAAGGTCAGCTCGTTAGTTGGGAGAAGTCCACATCAGATTCGCGCTTGTATAATCACGTTATTGTAACGGGCGATTCTTCTGACGCTTCAGTTCTTCCAGCATCAGGCGAAGCAATTAACACCGACATTAACTCGCCTACGTCGGTAGACAAGATCGGCGATAGGCTTTACCAGTACGTTAGTTCGTTTATTCAGACAGACATTCAGGCGCAAGCGGTAGCCGACAGCTTCTTAGCAGTGCACTCTCTTGAAGAGTTTGAGATTTCATTCGCCTCGCTATTGCTTCCGTGGCTCGACGTTGGCGAGATCATTGGGTTCACAGACAGCGTTGAGACTATCGACAACGGCGGCGACCCGACTACATTCCTCCTCTCTTCATTGACCATCCCCCTTGGCCTCGGACAAATGTCAAGTGTGGGCAAACGTATCACCGTGGTAGGGTAGGGACATGGCCGACATGAAGGACTTGTCGTTCTCGATGAAGATGCGTGATGTCATTGAGGACATTGTTAAAGACACGTTGCAGAAGATACGACCGAGGTATCAGTACGCTACGGTTGATTCTGTTGATGCAGTTAACTTCAAAGCAGATGTTATCTTTACCGGCGAGGTTGATCCGGTCACGGTTAACACTGGTCACTTCGCTTCACTACTGAGTATCGGCGATGTGGTACGAGTTGACGGTATCAAGACTGACAAGTTCATTGCAGACATCAAGTCCTGGGACGGGACTGGCGTTGCCAATAAGCAGTACGTTGACGATAAGGTCTGGGACGGCAACGACATAACGACTGGTGTCCTTGCTGACGCCCGTATCCCAAACCTAAACGGAAGCAAGATTACAGCGGGAACGATTGCCACGGCACGCCTGCCAGCGTCGAGCACTACAGCCAAGGGCACTATCGAAACGGCCACCAACGCAGAAGCCCTTGCTGGCACAGACACTACGCGCGCCGTAACTCCGGAAGGACTGAAGAGCGCGGTTGATGCCGCTATCTCTGGCGTAATCCCCTCGTCCGTGCAGGTTTCCGGGGGTTCCGCGAGTGTTGCAGCTGACGGCACAGTAACGTTCTCTGGCTGCACCGCCATTTCGCTCAATGGAATATTTGATGGTCTTGGTGGAGATGACTATGAAATAGTTGGGCATATCAACACCACTGCCGGGTCAACGATATACAGCCGCCTACGCAAAGCGGGTGTGGACACAATTACCACCTACTACCGGGTGACCCAGTACAGTTCTGACACTAACGGGCCTCTCAGGTCATATCAGGACAACGTAGATTCGATGCTTTTTTGGTCGCCTTCCGGTGGCGGCACGGCAGTCGATTCATATCTTGTTGCTCGAATCTCACGACCCGCCACTGCCGCCCGTACTTCCTACAGCTCAATCGTGGCCGTGAACTGCTACGCATACGCCTTGTTTAACTGGCAGGAGACGGGAACGCACACTCCAGCGACCGCACATGACGGAATATCAATCATCGCAGGAATAGCAATGTCCGGCTTCTTGAAAATAAGGAAGATCTCATGACAGATATTACGCCTGAAGATTCCGTGGTCCCCGTGTTCACGGACGACACGCCGCGACCCTATGCCGAGGACCCAATGCCGGATGAGGCGAGAATCACTAGCCTGCAAGACAGCACACGAGCGTCGATTCTCACGATGATCGACGGCATCCAAGTCCTGCGGGACTTTGCCGATGGCACCACGGCCACGAACGCTCAGATCAACGCCAACCCTGCCGTTTACATGAAGGCAATCGTGCGCGAGGTGATTGAGGTAGAGCGGAACCTGATCCGTATTGCCAGGCTGATGTCTGGCATGACCGACAGCACCAACACTGGCGCGTAGTCGCCACCAATAGGAGAGATCATGACCGAGTTACTCGTTAAGTTCATTAGGGCGCTGAGTGCATTCCTTAAGGGGATCTTCACGCCGGGCGGGATTAAGGTGATTGTTACTGACCCCGTACCTGTACCTGTTCCAGAACCTGTACCCGTACCAACTCCCGTGCCAGACCCCGACCCAGTACCCGTTCCAGTGCCGGAGCCAGACCCGATCGAGACTGGTAACGAGCCGGAGCTTCCGAATGATCCAGATGTTCCAGAGCTTCCCGCGGACACCAAGATCGCAGACGTACTGAGAATTGCTCGCTCTTACATTGGAGTCAAGGAAGATGCGAACGGCGAGACGGAGTTCGGTCGCATCTTCAATAATCCGACTGGCGCCTGGTGTGCGATGTTCACCTCCGTGGTACTGGCCGAGGCGGGACTGACCAAGGGAACTGATTTCCCCTGGACTGCCTGGACGCCTTCCGGAGTGGCATGGGGACAGAGCAAGGCGGCATTCTTTACCAGTGTGGCAGCAGCCAAGCCTGGTGACCTCGTCTTCTTTATGTGGGACGGTGTGTCGCCAGCCGGTCGAGGAGAGCCTCCTGTCGCCCACGTCGGCTTCGTTGAAGAGGGCGTGAACGCACAAGGCTACATCACGACAATCGAGGGCAACACCTCTGACTCTGTGGCACGTCGCTTCCGTCAGACCGGAGTCGTCGGCTTCGTCCGACCACTGTACGGTTCCGAGAAGCCCGTCCTGGTTCTTGGTGATAGGGTACTCATGAAGGGTGCAACTGGCGCCGACGTGGGGGAATGGCAGGAGCTCCTCAATGAACTGCTACCCGTGTTCGCACCGAGCATCGAGGGCCTGACTGTCGATGAAGACTTTGGCATCGCCACAGACTCCCGCACTAAAATGTTCCAGGTGAAGTTCGGGCTGGAACCAGATGGCGCTGTCGGGCCGCTCACGCTTACTAAGGCACGAGCCGAACTCGTGAAGCTCTTGAATCCTCCTGTGGTCGTTCCTCCGCCCACTCCGGCACCCAAGATCTACACCACCGCCGAGCAGGACGCATTCTTCAAGGCGGTCGGTCTTCGTTCTGGAACTGCCGCCAAGCGTCGGGAGTCAACGATCCGATGGCAGGAAGCCTCGACATGGCTGGGAATCGGAGTTGACGGAGTGTTCGGCGAATTGACTACCAAGGATGCAGATATCGCCGTCAAGAACGGCTACCGCATCTCGCCACACTTCGCACTCTCCGAGTTCCGTTGCCCGTGCGGCGGCAGTAACGCAGGGTGCAAGGTGTCACAGGTTCATGGCGCTCTTGTTCGCAAGCTGGAGAAGGTTCGCGCAGACGGATACCCCAACGGTATCAGCATTGTCTCGGGCTACCGTGACCCGACTTACAACACCAAGATTGGCGGCACCTCAAACTCCGCCCACATGGATGGACTAGCAGCCGACTTCGACGCGAACCGTGGCCCCGAGTTCTTCAAGGGACGAGGCTTCCACGGCATCGAAGTTCGCAAGTGGTCTGGCGAGGTCAGCCACGTGGACCTCCAAGTTGGCCTTCGTGAGGACTATGTGTTCTACGTGTAATCCATAAGGCGACAGTCTACCAGCGCCATTGTTGCATAATGGGCGGCTTGCCACCCATGGCTGGCGCTGGTAGATTGTTACCTTGAACAACAACAACAAGAAAGTTCTAGGAGGAACAAGATGGAATCGTCCGAGTTTGTTATCCTTGTGTTGACTGGTTCGCTCTTTGCGCCAGCCATTACGGCCCTCATTAACCAGCCGAGGTTCTCTCGCTGGCTTCGCATTCTCATCAGCGTGCTGATCTCTATCGTGGTCGCCCTCGTTACCATCATGGGCACCAACGGCTTCACTGGCAACTGGTATCAGGACGTCATCCTGGTTATCACAGTGAGTACGTTCGCATACGAGACGCTGTGGAAGCCCACCGGCGTTGCTCCTATGATTGAGAACGCCACCAGCCCGCTTCCGAACACTCCGTAGGTAATCCCCTAACTCACAAGGACAGGAAATCCGTCTCATGCAGAAGGAGCTCAGGCTTTACCCAAGGCTATCGCAATGGATAGTGCAGTCGTTTGTTCGAGTGCTCGCCGTTTACGGTATCGTCCAGGGCACCTTTATTATTGCCGGAGGGACTACCCGCTGGTCGGGAAACTCGCTCGAAGTCGCACTTAGGGTGCCTGGCTCTCCGGCAACATGGGGCATCGTTATTGCCGTCGCCGGAACTTTATCTATCGTTGGCTCGATATCTGGAAGACTTCAGCTGGTCGTCATTGGAATGTTCTTGTCGTCAGCGTGGTCTGCGTTCTTTGCCATCTGCTTTATGATTGGCGCTGTCATTAACGAAGCGACTGCACTCACGGCGATATTTACCTACATCGCACTGTCCGTACTATTCGCACTACTCGGTGTGGCGTATCGGGAGTCAGACACGCAGGAGCAGAAATGGAGCCAAGAGTAGTTAACTCTGGTAGGCACCCGTTCGAGGTGATCGCCATGCTTGGCTCTGTCGTTGTTGGCGGTGCATCTGTGTTCGGCGTCTTGTGGCCGAAAGAGATAAGCGAGAACATTCCTACCTGGTTTAATATCCCATGGGGAGTTGCATTCGCACTTGGTTCCATCCTGACCTTAGTGGGCGTGAGGATGGAAAAAAGAAGTACCGGCCTACTCCTTGAACAAGTTGGGCTCATTACCCTATCGGCGCTGTGCTGGACAAACGCTGCTATAATGTTGATACTTGCCCATGAATCGTATTTCCCAATAGCCTTTCTTTTTACCATGCTTGGGGTTGCGTGCCTAATACAGTGGGTAAGAATCGAAGTAGTAGTCAGGGCTGTAATAAAGCGCGGCGGTAATATAACCGAAAGGATTGGTGAGTAGAGCGTGCTATTGCCAATGGTAATCATGGCGGCGAACTCGGCTATAGCGGAGTCGCAGAATAACATCAGTACGCTCATCTTACTTATCAGCTCATCTGGCATCACGGCAGTGATTGTTGCCATCATTACAGCCATGGTGAACAGAAGGAAGTTGAGCGCCGAGGCTACAAATATCATCAGTCAGGCTGCCGGAGGAATAGTTCAGCGGCTCGAAGATGAAAACAAAAGGCTTAACCTTAATCTCGAACACATGCGCAACAGGGTGTCCGATCTTGAGCTCATCGAGAACAAGCGCGGAGATCAGATGGAGCTTTACAATCACCAGATCTACGCCCACCTTGAGTATGACAGGATGCTCGTAGAGCAGTTAGAAAAGCTTGGAGTAACAGTTGCACCTCCGCCACCACTTGTGGAAATGCAGTAGACAGAGAAAAGGCGCGGCCCGTTGGATTGGGTCGCGCCTTTTGCTCTTCTAGTATATCCGTATGTCGTGACTCTTCTTTGGTGTCTTGTTGTTCTTCATCCTCGGGGGACTTGTTGCGTCGAATGTGTAGACATCACCACATGAGTAGGTGACACTTCCGGTAACGTCGTTAAGTTCAAGCCTCATTGCCGTTACCAGTTTGCCGCACGTCGGACATGTGACACGTTCCATGGCGCTACCCTTCCCTCGTGTGTTGCCTGCGGCTGGCCACCAGCGCCGCGCTGGCTAGATTCTGGACCCGGATAGGTGCAACCAGCCACCCCAACAATAAAGGGCCGTTAGAATCGAGATTCCCCCAGCCATTGCCGGGCCATACCGTGACCAACATTGTCATTTCTTTGTGATCTTAATTGATGGGGCGCTCAGCTTGAAGCCGATTGCCTTGCGTAACTTCTCCGCAGTCTCGGCGTCAACAAGTTCATCCCTAATGATCTGGTCAATGTCCCCGACTCCGATCTTGCCATAACGCTTCATCAGTTCGGGGCCAAGTATCGAGGCGGCTGTTGTGTTGTTGACGTCCCTGGTCTTGCGAGCGGAGATCGTCACCCGATGGTCGTCATCTGTGGTGAACGTCAGCGCGTCGTTCTGCTTCGAGTACTCGATGATGTACGAGTCCAGTTCCTCCATGGCTGACTTGAGGCCCTTTGACTGGCTGTCAAGTTCGTGCCGCATGCCAACTGCCGCGTCGATGTCGGGGATTGAGAATAGACCGCCGCCCTGAATATTCTTCCTTAGCGCTCGGCACTGTGTCTTGCGAACACAGTACGGGCACTCCGGGTTTAGCGTCTCTGGTGGGTTCTCGTCTGGCGTGGCAAGGATACGTTCTGCCCTTGCGATGATTCCGTAGTAGGCTTCCTTTGCTTCTTCGGCACTGAAGATAACACCAACCTGCTCGTGTCGAAGCAGATCGAACACGACTTGGAACTCGTCAATGCCCTGACCCTTCCACTCAATACGCATCATCAAGTCATATACACGAGCCTGAAGCTTCTCGCGCACATCATCGTGTGACAAGAAGGCCCGAATGGTCTTGTAGTCAACGATCCGGAGAATCTTTCGGTCTCCCTCTTGAATCAGGTCAACCCTGTCAACGATGTAGGTAAAGGGAATGTCGCCCTGGCTAGTCGGAATAGGGAACCGCGTCTTCTTCTCAACCGAGACAACGGTGACATCGCTCAAGTCGGTGCGAAGGAACCAGCGCTTGAGTAGGTCGAAGCCGTCATCAAAGAGCGGGCCGCTTGCTTCCACCGTGTCGAAGGTCTTCTTGAACGCCACATCGTACAGCGTTCCGAGAAGATCAAACGATGGCTTCTGTGCCCTCTCCATATAGACAATACGGACGTAGTTCTCCAGCGCCGCGTGGCAGGCTGTTCCAACGTTAGCGGCAGACTTGTCCGCGTTGGTTGGCGTAAACAGAATGTTCTCTGCTTGGTACCTGGCAAGGCACATGTCGGCTGTATTTAGCGCCGACGCCGAGATTGTCTTTGGATGCACTTGGTTTCCTTAATCTTCTTCGTCTATCTCAAATGCGGCTGGGTCGTCTGGTTCTTCTATGTCGTCAAGATAGTCTACCCACGAGTCTATCTTTTCGTCTACTAGAAGGGGAGCTTTGGAATCGTCGGAGTCGGCGGACCCGGCGTCGGAAGAAGTTGATCCTCCGGAACCGTCGTCGTCCAGCTCTTCTCCTCGGTCGGCTTCGTTTCGTCCGCCCCAGAGTCCGTGGCTGATTCCTCGACTTCTTCTGTATTCTTCACACTCAGCAACGACGGGACAAGAGAAGCACTGGAGCTTTCCGGCGTGGCCTCCGCCGAACTTGTCGATGAAGAAGGGGTCTTGGACTTCATCTTCTTTGCCCCTTCGCTTTGGGGCGGTTCCTGCGCAGGCCGCGAGGTCAAGCCAGTCTGTGCGTCTTTTGGGAGGGGCTTCTCTTCCTCCACTGTCGGATCGTTAAGTGGCCGGAAGTCCGTCCTCACTCTTCCGGTTTGACCAAAGATTACAGGCCGGACTTCTCTTGCCTCTGACATTCGTAACGCTCCTTGTGACGTGGGTTGACATGCTGGCACCGTAATGCTACGCCCTATCATGCCGCACCGCGCACCAATTTGCAAGTGACTCTCGCCAGTTTATTTCCTAGCCGAAGTCGAACCCTGCGCCCTCGCCTTCTTCGAGCTTCTTTAGTGCGAGCGTGTAGTTCTTTTCGTCAAGCTCCATGCCAATGCTGTTAACGCCTAGGCCACGCGCCGCCCTAACAAGGCTTCCAGAGCCGGCGAACGGATCAACGATCCAGTCTCCCTTGCTAACCGAGTGCTTGATCAGTAACTCGAGGAGTTGTTGTGGCTTCTCGTGCGGGTGAATCAACTCGTTAGGTCGCAACTGTGAGATGTGAAGAACGTTGTTGCGCCTTGCCGCACCACGTTCCCGGTTGCCACGCTTGTAGTAAAGGATGAACTCGCAACCCATTCCCCAGGTATTGAGGTCGCCCATTCCAGGCCCGTCCTTCTCCCACACCAGTATGGCCTTGCGACGGAACCCGTACGGCTCGAGAAGTTCCCTGGTGAATGCGAGCCACTCTTCAAGCACTTGATGGGCCGTGAAGATGTAAATGTCCGACTCGTCCTTCATGGATGGAATCAGCGCCGCCATCACCTTAGTGAAGATCTCCATTGCCAGTTCTGGCGATTCGTCATTCGCAATCTTGCGGGCGTACTCCTTGCCCACGGCGGTGGTCGCCATATTTGAGAGGTTGTCAACGCCGAACGGAGGATCTGTAATAACAGACTGGATGGTGCCGGGCTTAAGCTTCTTGCTAAGCTCGACGCCATCGCCGTGCCAGATTAGAGCGTGAGTTGTCAAGGCTATTCCAATGATTAGAAGGGGATGTCTTCGGGGTCGCTTTCGATACTTCTGTCGTCCGGCGGGAAGTCGTATCTCGCTTTCATTTCATCAATCTGTGACTGCACTTCATCGGGGAATAGAACGCCGTTACCCTCGTATGGCTTAACGCAGGCGACTAGCATTCCAGTGGTCTCACCTGACTGCTCCACACGATGCGACATGACAAGAACAACGTCCCTGTCGTTGTCGAACAAGAAGCCCTGCAGTGCATCCTCTGCTGCCTTCTGGAGGTTCGTTGTGTCGGCATCGTGCTTCTTTGCTAGCCGCCCAGCGCGCGTCTTGTATGTCGGGACGTTGCGATAGAACCACAAATGAAGAATGACAGGTCCTTCAACTTTCCAGTGCGGCATGCGTGTGAGTTGTTCCTTGATCGCCTCCTTGTAGGAGTGAAGGCCGGCATCTCTGCCTACAATCGGGAACACTCCCTTACCCTTGCGACCCGCCGTAATGGGCGGAACCTTCCAAGGGTAAGGGTTCACATCAAAGACGAACCACTGTTCTAGTGGGGTTGTCACGAGCCAACGCTCGCAATGGCCGCAAGTAGGAGTTTGATTAGGAGCCATGCAAAGAGCCCGACAATCGAGAACAGCACAGTAAAGATAACGACCGTAGCCACGACGTTAAGAAGCATCGTAACTCGCATCTTCCACGTGAGACCCTTCTTGAGTTCCTTGATGTACTTATTCAGGTCCTCCTCCTCGGCGATATCTTTGCGCCACGCCTCTACTTGACGTTCGATGTCTTCGTCTTTCATGCTACTTCAACCTCTCTATGTTTCCCTCGTCGTCTAGCGTGTAGATGGGCATACCGAGAGCCTCGGCAACATGAACCTCGAGTTTCGCGCCTCGACTGTCCGTCCATCCCGGTAGGACCAGGACGACGTTACAGTGAGACAGCATTGCAATTAGGTCTCCGCGAAGGTACTCTTCCCACGCTAGCGAACCCTTGCCTTCCGGCTCGTCATGCTTTACTTCATGGGCACTGCGTACGGCGTAGCCCAGTGCCCTGAGTGTCGCCGCCGCCTTCTCGAATGCCGGGAAATTAAACTTTTCGATCCCAGTCATTGGGCCTGACACATAAAAGGTCCCGATGATCTTTTCACTCATTCCCTATTCCTCTTCCTGTACCTGTCGGATTCCACTTCTCGGCATCACCCAGGCCTCGTAGCCGTTGCCACCAGCGATTCGAAGTGTCTTCATCTTGTTTGTCGTATCGTAGAACAATTCGATCGAGTCCGAAGGCGAGGCCGTAATCGCGTCAACCAGTGAGCCAGGCGTAATGAACACTCGGAAGCGCTCATGTACAGCCTGCCCTGCGTATTCGATCTGATCAATGGTCTTGTCTCCGCCGGACGAGTCCTCCATGAATAGTGCGATGGACTCGTTGCCGATGAACATACTGAGTTCGGGCATTCTGTTTCGAGTGTCCGCCGATGCAACTCGATTCATTGCATCAACAAAGGGAAGACGATCAATCTTAATGGACTGAGGGTGGTCCCTGTGCATGATACCCTCGACCCTCGGGTAGTCACCCCCGTAGACGAGGCACCTGATTTGCGTGTACTGATTCGGCACGATAAACATCTGATCGCCGGACAGGCCGATCCTTGTTGCGCCAGACGGACTAATGAGCGACGCGAGAATTGACGCCGGAATCACCACGTCCTTTTCGATATGCGGCGCGACACATGGCACCGAGACCAATCTGTACTTGTCGGTGGCTACCAGTGTTTTGCCGTTAAAGCGGATACCACTAAGCGAGTCCTGTGACATGCCCTTGACTGCGCACCATGCCACCTGCTCAATCCTTGAGCCAAGCTCCTCGACCGGCTCCGTTCCTTCTGGATCAAACTGATTCCAGTCGGGGTAGTAGCCCGCCCTGATTAGTCCGATGGACGCCTTGAAGGCACCGGACTTGATCTGAAGCTTATTGTCCTTCTCGCTAAGTATGACCTGCTTGCCGGACCCGATAGGAAGCCTCGATGTGATCTGTGTGAATACCTCAGTAGAGATTCTCCAGCTCGCACCAACGCCTGAAATTGCGGTAGCAACAACCCACTCGGAATAGTAGATACTAAGGTTAGTTGCCTTGATTAGTACCATGTCCCAGCTTGGGTTTACCTCAATAATAATTCCAGCGGCCTTGTCGTACGCCTCTCCACTCTTTGGCGCTACCCTACTCACACGTTTGATTGCTTCGGATAGCGCCGCGTTCTCAAATGTAACTGAGGTGTCTGTCACGTTCTGTCCTTAAGGATTGACTCGTTGCTTGCGTCGGTCTGTCCGGTGAGGGTCAGGTACTCGCCAATCGTGTCGATCATATCTGGAATGACTCGATGAGCGGCGAATCCCCTCCAGTCTGTGGGTCGCTCGTTAAGGTCGGGGTTGAGCATCTCGGCAACAATCCTGAACGACGAGATGTCAACGACCCTGTAGCCGAACAGGCTCGACAGGTTCGGCAAGCGGCTCTCGATCCAGCGCTTGTCGAAGCCGACTGACGACCCACAGATGGGAAGTCTCAGGCTCGCCATGTCCTCGCCAAAGAGTCCCTTCAGAAACTTGACCGCCTTGTTCTCGACGATCTCGAGGTTCTCCAATTCCGGCCACGACACTTCGAGCTCCTCAATAAGCCTTGACCTCGTGTGCATGTCCCTGACGTAAGGGTCAACTGCTTCGATCCAGTTGTCAGTCGTCGGCACATGGACGACACTCTGAAAGACACCATCGGGAACTATCTTGCCGTGCTCGTTGGTAACAATGAAGCCGATCTCGAGCAGCATATCGCTGTCATAGTCAAGGCCAGACGTCTCAACATCGCACCAAATCATCTTTGGTTCGGCTGATTCGTCTGTGTTGTCTTTGATCCAGCGCTGACACTCCTCGAGTAGTGACTCGTGCACGTCGTCAACCTTGTTGTCGTTCATTTCCGTACCTTCCTTGAGAGAATCTTTTTACCTCATCGACCGAGAACACGCTTGTGTGACGACCGGGGCCTACCTTAATCTTATCTGGGAGTGGCTTAATTAGCCCACGATGAACCCACTGTCTAACAGTGGAGCTCTCAACGTAGAACCCTTTTGCGAGTTCAGCTACCGTATAATACTTTTTAACTTCATCAGTCATTCTTCATTATCTCCGCAAGTAGTAGTCGCTTCCAGGAGGACGTTTCGATTACGTCGTTGAAGAGTTTAGTCTTTGTTTTATTGATCTGCTCGACCCTGAGTTCGATCGTGTCCCTCGCGATATACTCAAGTACCGTAACGGGTTCCGTCAGATTCTGTCCAATTCTGTGCGCCCTGTCGATCGCCTGTTGATTAAGCTTTGGCACAAATAGTTTATCGAGAAACTGCAGGTACCTTGCGGCGACCATATTGAGTCCGATGCCCGCTACCTGTAGCATGCAGACGATAACCGAGGGGCCATCGTGAGCGCTCCATGCATCCACTGTGGGCTGGCGCATAGATTGCTCGACGTTGCCGTGAAGTTCCCATATCGGGGCCTTCGTGGCCTTGAGCAACCTTCTTGTATAGGAAGCTTGAACCTCGCGGAACTGTGTGAAGACGATAACCTTCTCGCCACGGCCAATTAACTCTACCGCATCGTTAATTGCCAGGTCAAGCTTGGACGAAACGTCATGGTCGGGGCCGAGAAGTGTTGCTGTAGTTCCGCAAATCTGCTTAAGCCTAAGCAACTTGACCATGCCGTTTTCGATATCAAGTGGACTTAGGTCATCAACCCTGGTGATTCGCAACTCTTCGATTGCTTCGTCGTACATTTTTTGCTGCTCGGGTGCAAGGTCCACCTGGCGCTTAATTATTTGAGTGTCCGGTAGATCAAGAACATCCTTCTTCAACCTGCGTAGCATAACAGACTGTAGGCGCATTGTCAATTCGTTCTCGTTCTGAATGCCAATAATCTCTTTGTCCTTGTATCCACCGAACACGCAGTAGCGACTGCGGAACGTAAAGTAATTTGGATACATGACAGGATCAATCCTGTGCAAGATAGTCCAGAGCTCGTCAACCTGATTCAGTAGCGGCGACCCGGTGAGCATGAAGCTTCTGCTTGCACGCAGGTTAATGCAGGCCTTGGTCCGCTTTGCGCCGGGACTTTTCATGTAGTGAGCCTCGTCAAAGATTGCAATGTCGAAGCCCATGCGATTGAGCTGGGACAGGTGTGATACTACTTGCTCGTAGTTGACTACGAGAATTTTCGGGCCACTGATCTTTGCGAACTCCGCGAGTTGCTTATCCCGTGCCGCCTTGGCTAGTGGCCTATTAGACTTGCCGGGACGGTGTGGTCCCCTTCCAAGTTCTACCCTACTAAACCTAGTAAACACGTCGATCTCACTAATCCAGTTGCCCTTGAGAGTTACCGGGCAGACGACGATTGCTTGATTTGCTCTCTTCATAATGACGTCGATAGCAAAGACGGTCAGTGCCTGTAGGGTCTTACCTAGTCCCATGTCGTCGGCAAGAAGGAATGACTCCATTCGACTAAGCTTTCGTACCCCATCGACCTGGTGGTCATAGTACTTTACGGAGTCCTTAATCCATGGCTCAAGGCTCTTGCGTGGCTCTGGCACTATAATCCTTACTCTAGGCGACCATGGTGCGATGGAGGTACGGGCCAACATCGCACCATGGTCGGGCTCTTGTGCTTAGTTATACTGACTGAAAAACAAATCCATATCAGGCGTGTACTCGTCGCAAAATGCACCGATTGCCGCTCCCATAATAGTACCACCGGCGGCAGGGTCAAAGCCACTGCCAATAATCGTAAGTGCAACGTCTTCAACAGAGTTACCAGCACGCAGGGCATCGCAAATTACATACCCAGTCTCGATGAACTGGCTGTCAGAAATTACATCATACTGAGCGTCGAGGCTTGTGCGAATGGTTCCAATGTAAATCGTCTCCCAGTCGGCGCTTGTTAGTTCCGCCGGTAGATCTGGTGTAACGACTGGCTCCGTGGTTACGACGGCCTCGACTATTGGCGCCGATTCGGCGGTCTCTGTCACTGTTACCGTATCTTGCGGGCCAGTGCATCCTGCAATTAGCACAACCGCGATTGCAGAAATAATCTTCCACTTCATCATGTTGATTCCTCCGTTGACCTTTCGGTTCCATCGTCATTAAGTCCCTCGGCCTCGAAGAGTGTCTGCTCCCCCTCGTGTGACATTCCGATCGCATGCTCGTCGGCTTCGAGCATAAGCTGCTCCCAGTCGTGAATACTGTCATTGAGTGTCGAGTCAACAACCGAGGCCGGCGAGAGTTCCATCGTTCCAACGACGACCATAATCCTGTCTCCGCTGAGCTCGATCTCCGTGCCGTGTACGTCGTTGGTAATCTTTACCTGATACATACCTACTCCTTATCCGTGTGCTGACTTGTCGTGGCATCCGTGGCAGTCGTCCGGAGCCTTGAGCATCCGATCCTGAAGGCTTGGATACCTAATTCCGCAATCCGCGCACATGAAGAGGTCTCCGTTTCGCACGAGGCGGTACTTCTCCATGAGCAAAGGCTCCTGTGGATTGACAGGCTCTACGTCGTCACGAGTCTCGGTACTAACGTTCGCCAAACTAGCGAGCGCCTCAACGTCATGGTTTACCCCATGGATGGCACAGACGTCGAACCTTGACTCAATACTCGCACTTGCGAACCCCTCGAAGAATGCGGCAGATGCACGAGGGTTATTGGCCTCCGAGATCGCCGTGAGCATGTTCGCAAGTCCTACCAGGTGATCTTGGCTAAGTTCAGCAAACAGGCTGTAGATGTTCGCGGCTTTGTGCTCTTGTTCCATTCGATGAAGGTCAGCGCCTGCGGCGAGTCCCCTCACGATTTCTTCCGGTGTTGGCATATCCATTTCTTTACCCTTCTTCTTGTGGGCCTAGTGGGGCCGCGCTGGCTAGCAAAGGCGACCCCACTAGGCGGTACAAGACCTTGCCCTAGAAGGGTAGGTCAGAATCCGACGCAGGTGCTGCAGGAGCGGCTGGTGCCACTGGAGCAACAGGCGGTGCCGGAGGTGCTGCAGGAGCGGCGGGTGCGGCGGGTGCCGCAGGCGCCGGAGCGGCAGTCACTGGTGCAGGTGCTGGTGCTACGGGTGCCGGTGCCGCCGCTGGTGCGGGTGCCACGGGTGCCGGTGCCACAGGAGCCGCCGCGACGGGTGCCGGGGCCGCGCTCTGCACGGGTGCCGGTGCAACGGCGGGCTGTGCCGGTGCAGAGGGCGCCACCGAAAGTCCACCAGCGGGTGCCTCGTACTGGCAACTGAAGGTCTTGGCCGGTGAGCCGCCACCATCCGATGCCTCTGATCCCGTCATCCACAGAACGATGCTTCCACCGATCTGCAGGTTAGGAACCTTTGCGTCTCGGAGTGCCTGCTGAATCGCACGCTTCATGCGAGTCTTGTTGACGTAAATGGTACGCTGACCATCGTCGTCGTCATCGACTCGCTCTGCGGTCTGGATCTGAATGGTCGCCTGCATAACAGGGTTGCCATCCTTGTAGGTCTTCGGCTCCTTTGTGGTGTAGTCGCTCTGCTGCGACTCAAGGTACGGGACGGTAACTCCCGAACGCTGGTCGAACTGGCCGACGATGATTCCACGAGCTGTGTCGCCAGGCTGGAGGAACTTGACGGTCTTGCCGCCACCATCGAAAAATCCCATGAGGGTAATCCTTTGCTTGTGTGTCGTTTATATTGACCTAACTGAAAAACGTGCCAGTGTACCCACTCGTAGGGGCGTCAGTGATTCCAACACTTAGGAACCCTCCTTCGCTCGATCTTGCAGGTGTTGGCTTTGTTACTACGTCACGCACCTCACGTAGGATTGTTGATAGTAACGGGTACTTCTCCTCGTTGACAATACTTTGTTTTGCGAGGCTGGGAACGGAGTACTTGAACCCCGATCCAAGATTAGTGTTAAGCGCCATCGTTGTGGTCATTGAGTATGCAGGCATGCTACTTAGCCTGAATGATCTCATGTGATCTGCGATAGGCTTGATGGATGACTTCTGAAACGACATGGCCCCAACCTTGTACTCGATGTCAAGGTTTTCTGCGCCGTTATACTTCACGTCTGGATTCGAGGCGATCAGCATTGGCACGATAACAGACTCGGTGCATAGTGCTGGCCTGCTTCCACGCCTGGCTGTTTCGTCCTTCGTCCAGTGCGAGAACATACAGGCACCACAGTCAAGATGATCTCCGTCCGCGAAGTCATCTGGCTTAGTGAAGTTAGAGGTCTCCCAAGGAAAGTCCTTCGTGGGGTTTCCATGCTCGAAGTCCTTGGAATCGCACAAGACCATGCCTACGGCAAGTTCTCTTGGTGCCCACATTATGCGCTGGCGAATTGCTCCAAGCATAATGAGGCACTGGCGTTGATTCAGGGACAGACCGAAGTCGTTAAACTCGAGCCCTCCATCGTCGTGCGAGATCGTGACCCTCGGAACGAACGAGAGTCCGCTATCTGCTAGCGTACTGACGATGGGATTTATCGTTGTCTTCATTGTGCATTACCACGGGTAGCCAGGCGGCACAGAACGGCTTGACTGCGCAGTCTTGAGTGAGGCGAGAAAGATGAAGTAGCCGCCCAGCTCCGTGATTCTTGCGACCCTCGATGCGTGTTGCATGCGGAGGAGTGCAATAGTGCTTTCGCACTCGCTAATTCTTTCATTAGTCTCATCTACCTCTGTTGTCCTAGTTTTGGAGTCTGCAACATTCGGCATGTCTACGCCTTTGTTTGCGAGTTCCCGAGTTAGATCCGTTATTAGTTTGCGTAACTGTAGCAGTTTTTCTTGCTCTAGAGCCACCTTGTCCTCGATGGACAGTGCCTCAAGATATGTGGCGTTTGCGCCTAGGTTATCTTCGGCGTAACGAATGCCTGCATTGCTCATTTTCGCATCTGCCAATCATAGCATCTTTCTTTCACAATGTCAACCCCGGCCTTCGCCGAGACATTAATCGATGAGCCGCCCGCCCCTCATGAACCGGAACCCCTTGAGCTTCATCCACCTTGTTAGTTCGGTCTCGGCTACGCGCCAGTCTGCTTGACCAGTGCCCGGCACTGAGATGTCTCTAGCAAGAATCATGTGGCGATTCTTCGGGCCGGTAGATATCCCCTGGAAGTACGTGTAGCTTAGTTTTAATGTCTTGAGGGGAATCTCCAACATGTACGAGATCTGATCAAGTGTGTACAGGAAGATCCTCGGGGGCATGTTCACGTCCTTCATGGCCGCATCCACCGTCTTGTCTGACCTCACTGCTATCCCTTCGGTCGCAAGGTTCTTGCTTGACTTGCGATTGCGTTCTTCTTGTTTCGCTTAGCCCTTGATTTGAGTGTCTCCAATCCGTACTGAAGTCCATCAGCCGTGAACGAGGTAAACCTAACCGGAGACTTTTCGCACACAGCGAACCCCAACTTAACCCAGCGGTCGAACACTGCGCCGATTGCCCCAACCGAGGGCGGCTCGACTTCGTCGATCTCCATTGCGATAGTAGTTGGAGTCAAGACCTCAACCTCAAGCAATCCCTTGGCGAAGTTGCGGCACACATCAAGGACTTCGTACTCGAGCTTGCCTCGCGCGCGCTTGCCCGTCTCCGTGTCATTGAAGTGCTTACTGACTCGCGTCTCCAGAAGTGTGGTTGCCCTCTGAACTTCCTCGCCGTTTTCATCTTCCACAGTGAGGCCGCTCATCGAACGGTCTGGCATCCAGTACTGACTCTTTGGCGTGGAATACTTTGGGTTCTCGATCTCAATGCGCGGTGTGTCTGTCATTGCGAACATCTTGTCGAGCTTCTCGTGGCAATCGCAGTTGCACTTCATCCAGTGTGGGCACGTCTTGACTGGCGTACCTTTGGCATCGACGGAGTTAGTTCCCTCGCACCATCCGATAGCACAGTATCCGCTCTTGAATCTCCACATGTGGTTCTTCTTGTTGCGGCATTCTGGATAGCCCTTCGGGAGAATCGTTCCGCACTTGTGCTTGTTGCCGTTGTCGTCTTTGACGTAGGCCTTACACTTGTTGCCTACCGGCTCATCTGTCATTGCGTGACTCCAGTTGCTTGACGTACTCGATCATGTGTGCATCAGTCATTCCGGTTTGATACCCAAGGCGAATCCAACCTCCCTTGGCATCGCGCCCGTAGCGTGTCCCGTCTGGCGCTGTCCACGAAACGAGATTAAGCGAAGCACTTAACAGCTCGCCCCTATTCATTGACCCTCACGCCCTTCTCGTAGCGCTCGTGCATGCTCTTTTTCATGTCGCACTTGTTGTCGTCGTACGGGTGCATATGAAGGATTACAGCATTCCCCGACTCAAACGAGGCATCAATGCACTGCACCCTTACGTCATCAAGTATGCTACCAAAGACCTTTGTGTCATAGCAGTAGTAATGTTCTAGCATCTCGTCCATTAGAACTCGAGTCCTTTCCTCATTGCGTCTATTGAGATGCCGGTATAGACTTGCGTTGTAACCGAACTTGCGTGACCTAGAAACTCTTGCACAACCCTGATGTCCTTGGTCTGGTTGTACAGGTGGGTGGCGCCAGTCGCACGCAGGTCGTGGCTGGAAATGTCACGCTTGAATCCTAGCGCATGTCCCGCCGCCGTCACTGCCTTACGTGCCCCACGGTCGGATAGGTTAACAAGCGGCATGCCAGATTCTAGTGACGCCTTGTACGCATCGAGAACGAAGGGCCACGCCGAGTTGGATATTGGAACAGCCCGCGTCTTGTCACCCTTACCGCGCACAGTAAGCATCATGTCTTGGATATCAATGTTGTCGCTGTGCAGTGATCGCGCCTCACTTACTCGTAGGCCAGCCATTCCCTGCAACGCAAACAAAGCGCGCTTGCTGGGGTCGTTAGTGGACTGACACATGAGCTTCACGCCCTCGATACCTTCGGGGAGCGGGTGCGGCATTGCTCGTCCAGGCGTCGGGGCCTTGTAGTCATCGAGAATGTTTCCAATCCCAGACCACTTGGCGTATGACTTCGCGGATACAAGCCTACGACAAGTCGTCTTCGGGGATGCCGTCGCCCTCGTGTCGTTGAGCCACCGCGCCGTCATCGTCTGGAAGTTGTCTTGCTCTACCGGGGAACTTGACCATTGCATAAGACCCCGCAGATCGCTCCCATATGCTCTGATTGTATTCGCCGCCCTTCCCCTTTCGGACAAATAGTTCAGGAACTGATCTATAGATTCTTGCGTTAGAATCGTCGCCGTAATCATCTAATGCCTCCTGTGACAGCCTGTCACGCACACTCGCGACAGGCAATGCTTCATCAATTGCTGTTGACACAAACATCTTGAGTGTCATGAGTTCATTGTACGTCATCTCGCTAAGCGGGATGGACGACAATGAGTTATATGTCTCAACCGTGAGAACCATCTGGTCCCCATCATCTTCAGTGTATCCACGATACTCTGCTCTGATATCTTCTGACTCGGGAAGCCCCTCAAGGAACTCTCCGTCTTGCCTGAAGAACGACATTGTAATCGTATTGATCTTTACCCAAGCCAACTTATTCTCGGACACTTTGTTGGCCCGTTGCACACTGGTCCTCATGCCTGGGTACTGTCGCTTCGCCATTACGCGCTTCCGATCGGCGACTGCTTAAACTCCGCCGTGCCTGGCGACGAGTAGGGCGGACGCTTCCAGTCCGGGTCCTTGGCTATGCACTGTGGACACAGCCACCCGGCTGTCCTTGATTTGAGCGTCCTTGGGTTAACGCCGAGCTCTTGAAACATTACCTTCTTCACGACGAGAAGATCTGGATTGCCAGGGTTCTTCCCACATGAACTGCATTTGTATTCGCCTGTAAACATTACTACTCCTTAGAAAGGTACGGGCACGTCTTCTAGTTTAACCTTCTCGATCCTACGGCACACCGGGCACAGCCCAGTCAGTGCGAACAGTGCAAGATCCTTCTTCTCCGACGCTAAACTATTTGCTCGCGTCTCATTATCAAGGAAGCTCCTGTGCCTATGCGACATGCACGATGCATAAGGACCCTCCTTGCGCACGTCTGAATCTAAGATGTCGTTCGACATATACAAGCACCACGCAGAGATCATTGTCTTGATTGTGTCGTAATTCTCTCCGTGCCCTACCACCCCTATCGAGTGGTACATCTTGCCGCCCGCGGTATAGAGGACAGTGTTCTGTCCAGCGCCCTTTACTGGAGTGTCGATAACTACTTCAGCGAACTTGCCAGCCGCAGTGTCAATACGATTTAACTTCACGCTAGCCTTGACGAGTTCATTCCCAAGGAAGAATAATGGAACAACAGCCTGAACAGAACGACCGCCCTCGAGTTCGAGTATGCTAGCAATACGCTCCGCCCCAAGCCCTGCCGACATGGCCGGAAACAAGTGTAGACAATCGTCTCCGCCAGAACAGTTAGTCGAGATACCCTCCGGCCACAACTTTATCTCACACCTTTCGTGGTCGAGACATCCCGAGACAAGGTGGTCGCATACAAGTTTGTATGTGTAGATTCCCCTGTCTACCTTTATGTCATCGACGCGCATGGTCATACCATCAGGAAGTTTAACTGTCCTCATAGTAGGAACCTCGCATCTTCTGGATTAAGTCCGGCCTCCTGTAGGCATTTCTTTGCCCACTCGAAGTCCTTCTGTAGCCGCTTGTATCGCACCCTATTGCACGAGCTTAGGTAGATCAGTAGCGCCGCCTTCGTTCGCCTTGACGGCGGTTGATATGACGCCGAGAGGAAGTCTGCGATCTCTGGTTCGGTAAGTGATCTCGGCTTGGACGTCTTGCCTTCGCTAACGTTTAGCGCCCATTCGCGTAGACTACGCTTCACCGTTCCTCACCTTCCATTCCCTGATACGCTTCTTTGTGTCAACGTCGGCCACCCTGCCCACAGATGAGCGCAACCTTTCTACGTCGTCCTCGTGGACAATCCCAGACAAGATCAATACACCAACCGCATAAGACATGGTGTCACTTGCCTGACCAAACTTCGGCACGTTCATGGAGATCTTGTTCGAGTACTTAACTCTCGGAACACTTGCGGTGGGGTGGATCTCCGGCTCAACTGCCGGCTCGTGTTCGATAACCTTGGGCTCTGGCTTGGGTACTTCCTTCTTGGATTTGCACGAGCACGGCGCGGTTCCGCAGAACATGCACGGCTCCTCGCGCTTTGCCCGTGCCATTAGTCCGGAAGGAGGATGCCCTTAAGGTCCTCCATGGTGCAGTTGTAAGCCGCCATAATCATCTTGTAGTCAAACCCTGCGGAGTTCGCATTCCTGATTCCGGTAAGTTCTTCCTCGGTGAACACACGCTTGACTGTCCCGGTAGCACGAGGCTTCTCTTTTGTGACGGGTTGCTTTGCCCTTGCCCTCGCCGCCGCCTCTAGGTCCCTAGCCTTCTTGCTGTGTGACTTAAAGAGTTCCCGTGCCTCGTCAACTAGTTCCTGCGGGTATCCATAGGGAGGGTCGATCATGTTCGAAGGCTCACTCGTGTAACCTCCACCGAGCGATGGACCCCAGGGAGAGCCACCCTCTTCTGGCATCATGGTGATCGAACCTATGCCTGGTGTGCGGCGATCAGGGTCCTCGTGCCTGGCCATTACCTCACGCACGATATCGTCGCGCGACTCATAGTATGGTCTCATCATCAGAAAGATAATCTGGCTCATGCCAGTCAGCTCGCCCTTGATCTGTTCGCCGTACATCTCCGAGAATCCACCCTTCTTGTACTCGGCGAACTTGGCGTCGAACAGTCGCCATGCGGCCTGTACCGCAGTAACCCTTCTCGAGGTGCCGGTACTATCCGTCTCGATCTCCGCTCGCCTTGGGCACATGTGAAACATCTCCTCTTCTATTCCATCGTCTATTGACTTGCATGCTACGTGGTATCCACACCTGGGCTTTTCACAGCTGTAGACATACGGATACTTCTTAAGCTCACTTGCTATCATGCGCTCGCGTTGCGCGTCGCGCTCCTTTACTGGCACCTCTAGCCCCAATTTCTACCCGTTGGTACAACCCTATGCTTAGCATTCGGGGACCAGCCTTAATTCGACTGGTCCCCGAATGGAACTACACTGCCGCTTCGGCCTCTGCAATGGCGTCCTCGACCGGAGTAACCTCACGGTGGAAGTGGCCGAGAGGACCGTGCTCGATGGTGCCGTGGAACGTCTCCGCAGCATCCTCGGTCATCGCCTGAATGTCAGCGAGGGGGTAGCCGTGGCGTTCGAGCAGGTGCTCACGGAACTTACCCTTCGAGACGGAGGGGAGTGAACGAGGCTTCAGCTTCTTGGGGCCGGAGTTCGCCTCGACAATGGTGTCGATGTCCTTCGCCTCGATCAGCAGGGACCGCGAAGAGTTCTTGGGCTTGAGCACGATGCCGAGCGGGGAGCCTGTTTCCACAGTTCCTTCAAGCTCTTCGCCGCCAGTCGTGACTACGACCTTCTTGCCCTCAAGGGCCTTGAGATCAGTTTCCATGGTTCGTTTCCTGTCGTTGTGTTGAGAATGAGTCCCGCGCTTGGTCGGTGGCCCTACCCTATCACACGGGCGCGGGAATTGCAACCAGCCTTGTTTGCGCACATGTCACGCCCCGCCCGTGGCCGGACGAGGTTACAACCCCTCGATCTGCTTGCCGAGGTGCTTTACTACCTTGTGAAGGTCGTTCATGGAATCAATCCTCACGGTGTCGAGTCCATGCTTAGTAGGTGCATCTGTCCTGGCACCAACGCCCATTAGAACGTAGCCGCGCTTCTTGCATGTTGCTATCTCGCGCTTGAGAATCATCAGCTCCTCGTTGTAGTTTTCACGAGGCATACTGCCATCCGAGTAGTACATGAGGATCTTGTCTGTAGCCCGAACCTTGTCGAGCTCCTTGCGGTAGTACTCGAGGGTATGGCCGTCGAGGTTAGCGGCCAAGGGTACTGCATCGAACAAGCGGCGCTTAGCCTTGTCGTCCCACAACTGCTCCCACTCCTTGATCTTGTATATCTGAAGCATGTCACCCTCGCCCGTGTGAGCGAACACCGAGAACTTGATACCAAGGCGGTGACACAATTCAGCCTGCGCATATGCCGCCAGCAACTCAATGTGTATCGTTGGAACGTCTATTGACCTCTCCGCAATCCTCCCGTGAGAACCTCCGATGGTCATAGTCGAGCCTGAGATGTCAATGCCAATGAGCACTGCATAGTCACGCTTGCCTGGCATTGACTTCTTGGAGAACAACCTGTCGTCATCGTTCCAAGCACGCCGCCCTAGTACACGAGAGTTGACGCGGCCAGACCTTCTGTTGTGCTGTCGGTTCGCGAGTGCGTTATCTGCGAATGCCCTGCGCATGTGAAGTAGTGACGGCGCAATGATTGACTCTGGTACGGTCTGCTCACTCTTGGGTAGTTTAAAGCGGGACATGTACCTCGGAAAGTTTTCGCTTCCTAGGAACTCAACGCCGGCAATGACGGTTGACACCTCGTCGAAGTGTTCGGCGCTCATCACCACCATCTCAATAAGCTTGGCGTCTTCGTCGTCACCCTCTGCCTCAGCGTGGCCGGACAGGGCTTCAATCATCTCCTCCGCACTGGCCGTGTCGTCGCCAAACTCTTCCGCTGAGGGCCGTGGTGTTGCCGACCCGGACCCTCCGTCTCCAGGTTCTCCATCCTCGAACTCATCAGAAGAATCGTCATCAGAATCCCCCCCGGCGTCCATTCCAGTGTCGGCCTTATCCCCGGCACCCTCTCCTCCGGATGAAGAACCATCTTCGCTTTCGTCAGATCCATCTTCGTCTTCTCCGTCAGCGCCTGACTCTTCAGAAGTGGGGTCCTCCCCGGCGTCAGCTTCTTCTCCATCCACGCTGTCGGCATCGGCTGGCTCGTCGCCCTCGTTGTCCAAGTCACCATCGGAGGCGGCGTCATCATCAGCTCCACCTTCAGGGTCTTCCCTATCCTCCTCGGTTGACTCCACGTCAGCTTCCGTATCCCCGCCACCTGATGTGGGGTCAGGTTCAGTGTCACTGTCGGCATCGTCGGAGTCTGAATGGTCGGCATCTCGATCTTCGCCAGTGCCTGCGTCATCGCCTCCAGACTCTCCAGTACCTCCGGCTTCATCGCTGTCATCTGATTGATCGCTTCGATCATCCGACTCATCCGCTGATTCTCCATCGTCCTTACCCTCCTCGGGTTCGTTCTCAAGGCCATCACCCTCTGGCTCGTGTTCTTCCTCGGGCTCTGGTTCAGGCAGATAAGTGTGTGCCTCGTCGTAGACAAAGAACCCAATGGCCTGGCACGCTACCAACAGGGCAAACGCCGACTTGAAGGAATCCAGTGGACTCTTATTGTTCTTGATTCCATCAATGAGACTGGCCACCGATTCGTTCTTCACTGACTCGAGTACATACTCTTTCAGGTCGGGCGCGGCCTGGTAGCCCTTTGCTATCGACAGAATGTGAAGCATCATTTGAGTGTTGAGGTCGAGGTCGCCGAACATGTTGACTGTTCCATCAGTCTGCACCAGTCCATTGATTGCAACGTCAAGGTATTCAGCCTCAAGCATTGCGGCTGTCCCAGGCCTCACCTTCGCCATATTACTGTCTACTCGAGCATCCTCTACGGCGTTGATCAGTAGCGGCATGAACTTATTGAGCACGCCGCCCACTGTCATGAGCGGGTGCTTCATTCCCTTTAGGAGGACAATGTTCTTGCTTGCCTTGGTGCGCTCGTATGAACCGTCTAGCACGTTCTCGATTACCTTACTTACTTCGTACAGTTGGTAGTCAACGAACGAGTCAAAGACTATATGTCCGATCTCGTGAAAGAACACAGACACAACATGCTCCCGGTTCGCGCACGCCGGGCACGTCATCTTCCTTGTGTCGGTGTCGCGCTTGTCGCACGCCTTTCTATTGTGCTCGGGTGTCGTCGCGAGCGACATAGGCGGGCGAATGGTAATCGTCTTGCCGTCCGAGTATGTTCCCTTACCGGCCACGACTGAAACGTTGTTACCGATCAACGCACTCGCGAATCCGCTTAGTGACGGAGTTAGCTTATTGAAGTTAGCCAGTGCGAGCTTCGCCTCGGCTACAGGCGTGGCGTCCTTGACTGTGTTGACTGACATTAGAACGGCACCTCTTCACTTAGTGATATGAACTCGAGGTCAGTGACACTCCTGTCCGCCAAGAAGTTCTCAACCGGCATCATCTTTACGTCGCCATTGTCGCCGTTGATCTGAACCCTAGTGTTATCGGGGCTGATCAACTTAAGATCATATCCCATGCCGGTTAACTTGTGCTGAAACCTTGCACTTGACCCAGCGTTCATGGTCTTGAGTTGGTTAATGACAGAACCAAGTGACTCGCGATCAGACAAGAAGCTGCTGTGACTTATTGATAGACCTCCGTCGCCCCTCTCCCCGAGGGAAAGATAATCGACGGTTGACAACGGATCTGTGCTCAACGAGATAGACCTGCCTACAGTTCTGGCTGGTGCGGCATCTGCGGCGCCCTCCCACACTGGCGTCAGTGGAGGTGTGGGCGGCATAGGAGGCATCGGCGGAGGCGTCGGCGCAGATGGAATACCCAGCTTCTTCCTCAGCTCATCGCTAGCCTTCTTGCGATCAGTGTCCACCGGCACTTCGCCGCGAGTCCTTGCCGGTCCAACAGGCCTGGCCTTGGTGGCTGGCGCGTGTGACTTAACAACGTCGAGCAGCATCTCCTGGTGCTCGGGCTCGAGGTAGTCAGCCGCCGCAAGCCTATACGCCTGAGGCATCTCAAAGAACCTAAGCGCCCTTGCGACCTTGATCTGCTGACGTACGCCCCACGTAATCGGAAGCGTCTCATTGCGAGACATTGCACGGAGATCTTTTGCGATTCCCATAATGGCATCCATGACGGGCTTGTCGATCTCGGCACCGTCGAGCTTCACGCGAGCCTGAATGATATCACGCTCGACCTTCTCCTCGGGCAGGTCAACGAAGATGTGTGCAAGCCTTGAGCCGTCCGCGTCGGCCAGCATCGACGTGCCACCGTTGCGCACGTCCCAGGCAGGGTTCATAGCGAGGCCCAGGAACGCTAACTCGTGGCGGTCGATACGCTCGCCATCGTTCATATCAAGAACGAGTTGCTTACTGTTGTCAGTGAGCGGGCGAATGAACTGCCACACGTCTGGCGGGCCAACGTTAGGCTCATCAAGGCAGACAATGCCGGGGGACTTCCAGGCCTTGGGCATGCGCCCGTACTGGAAGTAGGTGCCTCGAGTCGGCTCGTAGTGCATCTTCCCGGCCAGGTCCTCTACCTCGGTCGAGGCGGTGATGCTGATACGGTTGAAGGGTAGCCCCATGAGCCAAGCCATGTGACGATAGAACTCTGTCTTACCAGAGCCTGCGCCGCCCCACAGGGTAGGCGTCTCGTCCAGGTGCATCCATAGAACTGCGGTCTTGTAGACAAGCCCGAGGTGGTCGATGTACTCTTCCGGGTGCTCGTCGTCGCCAGTCTTGGGGATGCCCTTGCGAATGTCCTCGTCAAAGAACTCGGGGTCGAAGATCGGTAGCATGACAGACGACGCGCCCTCGGGATTGTTCACCTCACGCCAGGCCCTGACGCCACGCACCTTGTCCTCATCCTTGACTGGTGCATCAGTCTCGTAAACCTCGGGGGCAACACTGGTCCTGTCGAATGAACCTGTGGCCGACGCTACCTGCATTGACTTCGAGTACTCGGGTGCCAATGCGTTCCAGTCGAGCAGGTCATCACGCCTTGCTCCGACGGTCTTGTCAGCACAGTCCTCAGCCGCATCGGGCATGCTCTTAGTTGTGATAAGTATTCCACGCGCGGCACAGATGCCAGCGTTCCACAGCCCCGCACTGAGCGATGCGGCTGGTGGAATGAAGAACGCACAGGCGGTACACCTCGAGCCAGACTCTTTGGCGTTACCTCGCCTCGCGTCCGACAAGGTCGCTGGGTTCGGAAGCATAACGACTGGGCTCTTGCGTTCGGCACCAGGCTCCGAGGCGTACGTGCTACCGTCGCCCTTGCTGTACTGGTCACACGAAGCGGCCTTAAGTTTCCCTACGTTGAGGTTCTGCTTGGCCGTGCCGCCTGGTATTCCAGTCGGGCCAAGGCCAGCGCCACAGGTGTCCGTGCCGATAGACAGACCGAACTCAGATGTCTGTTCGTTTGTTCGGAGGTTGAAGACGCAGTTTGCACAATTGCGCCCCTCCGACTCGCTTGACTCTTTCATTCCCTACCCTTCCTAGTTATGACTGTAGTATAGCACACATTCCCAGGGTTGTCAAACCCTAGGAGTCTAGCCCAGAGGCTATCGCGGCGTCGCAGTCAGCAATCGCAAGGTCGAGCGACCTTTGAACATTTGCAAGATTAGTGTACCCAGCACGCATACTATTCTCGAGGTCACGCTGGTCGAGCACGATATCGTTCAGGTTAAGATAGTTCGATCCATTGATGGCAAGTCTTGCTTCGGAGGCTATCTGCAACTGCTCACCCATGGTTGCGGCGACAGCGCTTACGTCATCTCGAATCATCTTAGAGAATCGCTGGGCATCAAGACAGGACTCGGGAAAGACGTTTGTCTCTATCGTCTCCGTAACAACTTCAGTCTTGTACTTGATTACGGTCTGAACCTCTTGCGACTGGTTAGCGTCGGTAGGAGTACTCGAGGCCATAACAATTATCCCAGCGAAGAACGCCGCACTGTAACTGATCACTGCAGTCTTTGTGTTCATATCAATTCTCCTCTCGCCTCTTCGATTACCCCGAGTAGCGCTTCGTAGTGTCGATTAACAAACCTTACTAGGCTTGGCTTCTTGTAAAGCTTCTCTCGTATTGGCCAGCCGATAGTCAGCCACGGGTCGGAGGACGAGGCGCACATTCCTAGTGTGCTCGTAATCTCCGACGGCCCGGCGAGAATTATCTCCTGGCGTAGCCTGGAGACTGCAAACTTCCTCCAGTCGTGCTCGTCCATCAGTCTCGCGATGGGGCGCTGTTCATTACAGACAGCGGCATCCTCGCCGGTAAGCCACTCGCCTCTACCCTCCATGAGCCAAAGCTCCGGCCCGGCCCAGGTGCATACATCTTGGATATCTCTGCACATGTGGTAGCCGTTCACGTTCTCGGCAAGGTCTCCCTCGATAACTGGATGCCACCCGCCTCCCTCAACAAGGTCGATACCCTTGCCCATGAGCGGCATGCCATTACGCCCTGTAGTCTTTAAGAACTTTGATCCCATGACGCGCCTCGCTTCCTATAAGTTAAATGAGTATCTCGTTTGTAACTCCACGAGGCCATCCTCGCGGGTCGTCTATGTCTTCCCAGGCCGCTGGCGGTGGTATCAACTGCCTTGCTGATTGCATGGCACCGCGCAACGAAGAACCTTTCTTGTGCTCAAGTTCTGCATACACCCTGGCGATATCCCGATGGACACTCGCCCGAACCTGCTTACTATTCTTGAGTGTATTGCTAACCTTACAGCTGACAATCATTCGCGCTTCAATGTCGCGTGTCGTCCATCCAAGGCGACGGAGGGCTTCAACCCTTCGCCTCGTTGCGTACACGGGCACCTTGCTCTTGTCCGGCGCCCTATCGAACAATACGCCAACAGTCAAGGCCCTAACCTTATTCGCGTTCACGATCTCAATTCGAGGATGAGCGCCGGTAAGCCAGTTGTGTACGGTAGCCTGCGCCGTGTCTGTCCCGCTGGCTATTGACTCACACGAGAAGCCTAGGTCAAAGAAGTATTCGATCTTCCTCTTGGTCTTCCACATCTGTTCGTATAGTTCTATACCCATGGCTTTGCGATACTTGTATCGCTTAGTAATCAGACTCGTTGGTAGGTTCACGTGGAGGGGGAGGGAGTCGAACCCTCCTGCATCTCTGGCAACGACGGAGAATGGGACCAGCCACTTAGAACTCCGAACCGCACTATGCAAACGTTGCGAGCCCCTTGTTGTCTCGCCGTAATCCTTTACCCTCCGACTGGCCGAACACCATCGCTCTCTCGAGGTGCTCACTTTGGACTTCAGTTTGAGAGATAGTCGAGTCCGATCTACAAGCGTCTTCAGATTCACACAGCTCACACTGTGGCTTCCGATCACTTACCAGTCAGCCTTTTTCTCAGGACGCCCCGGCATGCCTGCCAGGTCACGCTGATGGAGCGGCTATCTCCCCTCGCGTTACCTCCCCGCCCTCAGCACGAGGAGGTAACGCCGCTCAGGGCCTATTGGTCTTTGCTGATCTACGCTTCCCCGCGTCTACCAGCCCTGCCCTGACAGGTCTTTATCTATTCCCATTTGAGCACGCTACCTCACTCCCTTCCATGCCGCCTCGGGTATCTCAAACATCACATAGTTCGGGAAGTCTTTAGCGTCCTTGAGGTAATGAACTGGCATGTCGTTAGGATTACCTCCCCACGAGTCCCACACTTCCCATTCGTTCTCGCCGGCTTGAGTCATGTACAGGTTGCCGACCTGCCTCGACGGCGGGATGAAGGTGAGCGCCTTAGCCGCGCCGGACATCAACTCATCGAGAAGGTCTCCAATGCCATTCTCCCACACAGTCACCTCCATGTAGTACGGCATCAGCTCTTGCTTGTCGGGCTGTGCGAACCTGAACTCGAGTCCCATGACTACGCCTCCTCGAGCATCTGTCCGGGCACGTACACGCCCTCGGCTTCGTCCAACTCGTCAATGATCTCGGGCAAGTGCTTCTCGCACTCGGGGCCGATGCCATAGTGGCGGGACCTTTCGTCAGTCAACTGCTTGCCGCACCGGCAGCACTGACCCTTCTCCCGGCCATACAGGATGGCCGTACTCCGCTGGTCAACAATGATCAGCATGAAGATCTTCGTGAGGTACTCGGCTGGCATCGTCTGGCTCATGAGCCGCACCTCGCCCTTCGGTGAGATAATCGCACGCTCCTTGAGTTGTTCGCCGTGCTGGGTCTGCACTCGCATGCATCCCGCGAACCTGACCTGCTTGCCGGGTCGCGCCTTGATGTGTGAGATTCGCACGAAGTCCAGGCGCTTGGTGCCTTCGACACTGACCGCGTACCTGCCCTCCCTAATTGAGAACAACATCTCTGCGGGCAGTCCCAGGCTAGTGCTGTGGAACTTCGGCGCGGCATCCTCCTCGTCAGCCTGCTCCTTGAGGCGACGGTCACGAGTCTCCTTCATCTCGATCAGCCGGTCAATGATCTGACTCGCGCGGAGTCGCGTGGCATCCTCGGGAATCGTGCCGCCGAGCCGCTTCACGGTATCGCGCTGGGCGTCCGTTGGAGCCGCGCTGGTATGTATCACGCGCCTAGTGTCGCCGGACGCTACAGAGGGACGTGTAGCCCCTGCCAGGGCCATGTCCGGGGGGACCGGGACCGCGCGCGGCATGCCGCTGGGGCTGTCCCAGGACCGCGCCGCGTTCGCGTCGCTCCCGTAGCATGCTCGCACTGCCTCAACGGTGGCATGCCTGTGGCCCTTCCCGCACAGAATGCCGTGCGGCTCTCCTGAGCCGTAAGTCACGCCGCTCATCTGTTCTTCGAACTTTGGAGTCTGATCGTTCACGATTGCACCTTTACCCTAACTCTGGTTGTTTGTCAAGTCGAGCCTGGTACTAGCCTACCCGCTAGAAAATGTCCAGCCTCTTGCTTGTTGCTTGTTCCGCGTAGGCCGGTCAGGAATCGAACCTGACTGCCACCCTAGGGAGATGGCTCCTCGCGACAGTTCACGGGTAGATTGTGAACCTCGCTCGGCCTAACCTCTTCCCGGACGAGGGAAAAGTCTTGATGTAACTCGCGAGCGTGGCAGGACTCGAACCTGCCTGGCTACTGTGTCTATGGAGACTAGTCGCCGCCTTACGTCCTCGGTAGGTCAGCTCAGGGGGGGTTGAGTTGTTTATGAGAACGCACGCTCACCAAACTATTCAGTTATGTTTGCAGTCTTGCTGGCAGTCAGGGCATGATGCACCTCCGGCTTTCTTACTGCGCGGGACGGCTGGCTTTGAGCCTAGAGACCTCGGCTAACCGAGTCTCACCGCCCCGCCCCTCCTAGCCTGGCACAAGACCTCAGGCCTTGGCTAGGAGGGGCTGGTTCGTGCTAGTTCTTGACCGCGCCCAGCTTGCCGTCACGGTGCTCGACAGTCACGCCGTCGATCGTGGTAGGCTTGCCCGACTTCGGCTCGAGACGGTTCGTGATGGCACCAGCCGAGGGCTGGTCGTCGCCGTACACGCTCCCCTTGAACTTCTTGATGGCCGCGACGCTCAGGAACACGCCCGACTCAACCGAGTCGAACGCTTCCGAGATGTGCGCTCCGAGGTCCCGGCGCTCGCCGGACGAGACTCGGGTGCCACCCTTGCGGGCCTTCGAGGTTGCCAACTTGACAGCCGCCTTGATCAGCGCGCTCTCCGTCTCGGAGTCCTCATCGGCCATGACGTCGAGGGCCTCGGGGAACGCCTCTCCGGCGAGGGAGGTTGCCTTGGCAATTCCGGCCTCGGCATCGACGCCTTCGGGGACCTGCTTCTGGGCCAGGTACAGGGCGAGGGTGAGGGTCGCAACCTTCGACTCGAACTGCTCCTGGTAGTCAACCTCGCGCTTCGGAGCGCTCGACTTGCCCGCCACCGTTGCCCGCTCGGTCAGGACCATGACGCTCCGGGCTTCCACAATCTTCATGTCAGCCAGGTGCTGCTTGAGCTGGTCGCTCAGGCTCGCCTTCGCGGCGTTCTTCGCCTTGATACCGGGCAGAGCCTGGTACGCGTCCCGCACTGCCGCCACGCCGACCTCGGGCACCTCGCCCGTGTTCTCGTCGGCGCCAGCCACTGCCGCGCTAACGGCAGTCTCGAACGCGGTGAGGTCAATCGCCTCTTCGGCAACCTCGACCTCGGTCACTTCAACTTCGATCTCGTCCTGCTTGGCAGTCTTTGCCATGATACTGCGCCCCTTTCGAAGGCTTGTTGAGACTTGTGTCTCGATTGTTTGTGTGGCACGTTACCCGTAGGCTGGTCCGTTCGCCGTTTTCGTTTGTGTGCTTGTTCCCTACTAATAACTACCCTACACCTCCCCGGTTCGGTTGTCAAGTCGAATCGGAAACTTTTACTATTCCTTTACCATACGCGCTAGCATGGTGGAAACACGCCAGCCTTGGGTGCGACCGAGTACCGTGTCCGGCGCTCCGATGTGCCTGCGTACCGTACTGACTGACACGTTCAGTCTAGCAGAAATTTCGCCTGCTGTCAAGTGCTGATCCAGGATGAAGTCCGAGATTACACAGCGCTCGCCGTTCACGCCTGCCCAGGCTGGCACCACGTACCTGCCCTGCCTCGCTAGCGCCTCGAGCGCCTCCATCATGAAGGTCTCCGCAAAGATCTCGCCTGGCACGAAGCCCTCGACGGTTAAGCCGAGCGCTATGGTCAGCCGTGCGTACTGTGGCTGTCGCGTCAGCATGCTGGCGTCGAGCGCCTCCATCGTTTCGCGGAGTCTATCCGCGTCTGTTGCCGTGTCGAGCATTTTCTACCTCCCTAGTTTCTCGCTTGTCATGTTGCCAGCCTACCATGGCTGGCCGGATATTGCAACTCACTTGTCAAGAATTTGCTAGGGCTTTACTAGCCCTTGACCTTCGCCTCGGGGCAGTCTGCCTCGTGGCCGCGCTCGTACCCGTTGCAGGACTCACACGGTGCTCCGTGCCCGCCCTGGCAGTAGTCTACCGGCTCGCCACATGCGACGCAGGTCTCGTACATGATACCCTTCTTCCCTAGTTTGTGCTGTTGTTACTAGTCTATCACACCTAGCGCGACTTGTCAACATTCTGACCTCGATAGATTCCTGCGTCGTCTCCGGAGAGGCGCGTCCGCGTATGGAGCCTGTCTAGTTTTCGTCCCGCTGTGTTTCTAGTCTAGCATGGCTGACCTAGGAAGTCAAGGCGACTGCCTAGATTAACCAAACTTTACTAGCCCTTTGCCTGCACTTTACGGTGCCGCTCGTGGTGGAGGTTGCCCTCGATTGTGTACTGGAGAGCCAGCCTCCCGTACGCGATACCCTCGAGATCGTTGCCGTTCGCGTATGCCTCGCCTGCCGCCCAGCGCGCCCAGTCTGCCTCGCTATAGGCTCGGCGCGCCTTCTCCTGTTCGTGCTCGCCTGCGTCGATATACGCTCGGCTCGTGCCGCGTGTCGCCATCAGTCGCGCTCCACCCAGACGAGGTTGCCTCCCATTGCATCGACAGGGAGCCCTCCCTTGAGCATGATGACAAACAGCCCCTCTTTCATGGTGGCATTCCACCGCGTCTGTGTGACGGAGATCACCTCTCCCTGTGCGCCAGACCCGTACCCGTTCACGAAGTGCTCCATGTAGAAGTCTCCCACGCGAACCTTGTCAGTCCTGACCTTGCTCACCCTTGCCATTTCATGCTCCCTAGTTTCGTTTGTTCGTTGGTACTAGCCTATCATGCCCGCTAGTCGTTGTCAAGTCCTGTTTTCTAGAAGAATCGCCCTCCAGCGAAGGTCCCTTCGGCGCGGACGTTATCGCTCTCGGTGTCGATCAGTGACACGCTCACGCCCTCGCTCACGTCGTCATCGCGGCGCCGATAGTCCGAGACAGTGCTGTCATACAGCGCCGCCGCTAGAATCTCACTCTCGAGGTCGCGCTCGAACAGCACCTCGCCCTCCCATGTCACGCGTACCTTGAACATTTCTCGCTCCCTAGTTTTCGTTGTTCCGTTGGTACTAGCCTATCATGCCCGCTAGTCGTTGTCAAGTCCTAGTTTTGCGCCGCGTGGCGTTCCGCCGCTAGCATACCCGCGTCAGCCGAGTCGAAACTAGCGAAAATTGTGTAGACATCATTAATGACATCCCACTGGCCCGCGCCGACATACATGACCTCATAGTCAGCCCCAGCCATCGTCCGCGTATAGACGCCGCCGACAGCGTTACTCTTCCAGCCCTTGCGCATGATGCGCCTCCCTAGTTCGTTGAGCCTAGCCTAGCATGTCTAGACTAGCGCGTCAAGTCCTATTTCTAGAATGGTCGAGACGGAGCCTTCCCCGTCATCGTTTCGCGCCTCGTGTTAGCCAGTACCGGGACCGGAGTCCCGCACGCGCTACACACTCGCCCGCCATGGCCGTCAGGAATAGACCACGGCCCGCACATGTGAATCCTCATTTGAGAGCCCTCCTGTTAGATGTCGAACGTGCCTCGCGCTAGCCAGAGCCTCATGTGGTCGTCGAGGTCAGCCTTTGTGTCGAAACACCGAGCCACCTCTCCACACTTACTAGAGCTCTCCTGATCGAAATACAGGAACCAGCCTAGCGCTCCTCGCATGCGCACTACTACTCCAGTCGCGCCGTCGAGCGTTACCTGAGAGTGCACCTGTACAGCCTGGCCGTTAGCCAGGTCCTGGTCGAGATGTGTGCTGATACTAGGCATGAGAGCCCTCCTGTTCGAAGATTACCAAGTGCTCCGCGATTAGAACGGAGACCTGGTCTGGCGAGAGCCCTCGCGGGTTCCCCATAAAGCACGCTTCAATGATTGCTCGTGAGAGCTCACCTGCCGTTACCATGACCAAGCCTCCGTTACTAGAGTGAGAGTACACCTGTCTTGTCGTGCCGTAAAAATTTCGTGCGATATAACAAAACAGACTAACCGAGAACATGCGTCCCCGCCTGAGCGAGGCGTCCGCGTCAATTCCCTAGCGTCTATATTTTGTTATAACCAAAGACTATCACTTCCGGGGAGGCGTGTCTACCCCAAATACCAAACCTTTACCCGACTTGTCAAACTTTTACCAAGAGGCGCTAGGTTGCCGCGTACTGGCATGGAATGTTTTCCGGGCACGATCACACCAGGAGGCACACGGGAGGCCCGTACGCGCGATATCGGCGCGCGGCGTGACGTGGCGCGCGCTGGAGCGTGCTCGCCCGGTCCTGTCCTACTAGGCGCGGCATGCAAACATATGTCGCGAGTCGCAACAAAAGATCGAATTACGCAATGCCCGCGTTGCGTAATTGTGCCGATAGCGTTCATTATCGGCACCAACGGGGAATTAAAGGTTTGGCAAAGAATGGTAAAGGTTCAATAAAATCCGGACCCCCCGGCCCCCGCTTCCCTCTTCCACGCCTCGGTACATATCAAATTTTTCAAGACTCTTCTTTTGCAAAGTCGATCGCTACGTGATCTGCTACCAAATGCGTAGTGTCACAGTCGTTATGTCAACCGAAGTCTTGAATGTCCCGTCCCCCCTGTACGTTCCCACGAGTGGCATCCATAGGGAAGTCGTCGTGTATCGTCATCATCCTAGTAAGTCCGTTGACGTATCGTTGCCGTATTGTTGCCATAACCGTTGACGATATTATTATGTGTATAGTACCTAGTAGATATAGAGATAGTATAAGAACATATATAGTATTTCTCTATGTGTCAACGCCGACGTACCGAAGTTAGTGTCCCCCCACAGAAAAGCACCTGGTTCGTCATACAGCCAGACTCATCAAAACAATACAGACGCTTTTCCAAACTTTGGCTTTGGCGATGACGAAATCCATTTTCGGGCCATCGTCGGCGCCCCATTGTGACATCTACCAGGGCTTATGCTCCAAATAATTTCGTCAACGGTATCGTCAACAATACGTCACTGTTTTGGCTTGCTGGCGGGTTTTCCCAGTTGACACAATACCTTTAGAATGCAGTCGGTTTTAGAAATATGAAAGTATGTTCTTGTGTGTGACTACACATGGCCGCCAGTACGCGTGCGTAGAGATCCCGCCTTGACACGGGGGTACGCGCGTGGTATGCTACACGGGTACGTGCGGACGCAAGAAGAACAAGCAGATAGGGGCATGACGTGACTGATCACGAAACACAAAACAAAACTTGGCTTAAGGTACACACCACATCTAAGCACCCAGCGACACCAACTGAGAACGAAGTGAGACTGGCGTGGCTAGCGGCTAGTAAAACTGTTTCCATGAAAGAACAATCTCATCTGTGGGATTTGTTTGCGGCTGACATGAAGGCTAGTGCATTGGAGACTGCGGCGGAGCAGGCTGTAATTAAAAGGGCAGCTGATATAGCGTCGTGGGTACTCACGTTCGCAACTGACCTGCGCAGGGCGGTGCGGCTATGATAGATGCTGAAACGTTACGGAGTAAGCTTGCGGAGATCTTGTTCCTGATTGACAACTCCGCTAGTGACACGATGAAGAAAGAGTGGGAAGGAGCTCGCGAAGGCAACTCGGTTCTAATTTACTACAGCAAGCGAGCGCAGGAACTTATCGACAGTGGTATCTTCGGCGACGTGTGGGTTGAAGCATGCGACGCAGTATCGTGGGCAATGAAGAACGGGCCGGTCGATATGGCGACACGTTACACAGCCGAGCGTCCACCCTTTCCTGCGACTGCCGCGACGACATCATGCGGGATGCTTAATCCCCGCAAGGGTTGGATCTGTAATATGGGTAACGGTCACAGCGGATCACACAAGACATTCATCGGCGGCGAGACGTACGACTGGAAGATGGAGTACTGATGCCTGACGAAGAGAAGCGGTACATCACAGCCAGTACTATCATGCCGGAGCACAACGGCAAGCGCATGTATGAGTTGTGTACTAGGTGCGATCTAGGTCAGCACATGTGCCGAGCATGCGGAGAACCGTTAACTCACTCCGGTCACGACATAGGTGGCAAGGTTCACAACCGGAAACACCCGTACTGCTATGAGTAAGTTCGTGGGTAGCGAGCGTGTCTATTGCGACGCGCCGGGCTGTCTCGCTTGGGCGGCATCTCTAGAGGTGGCGTTGGCAAACGGGTGGACGATAGAAAACACACTCCACCTCTGTCCCAAGAAGCCGGAGCCGGTTAGGCCGAAGCATAAGTCAGGCCCGATTGCCGGAAGCCTCAACACGTACACACATAACGAGCTGACAATCTTCTTTGCCCGCGTGGACGGCTTAAACTCTGCCTGGAGCTCTATTCATCGCTGTGGAGTCTGCTCTATGTTAGTCGAGGCATCTTATAAACAGGCCCATACAATCTGGCACGAGAGGCTAGGAGACCAAGAATGAAAGCAGAAGACCAGCGCATGGAGAAGGAAGCCGGGATATTAATGTTCGAGCTTGCCGCGACCAACAAGGCGAAGCGAGTGAACACCAAGATGGCGCGGGCCATGTTCCTTCACAACATGACAATCAAGAACGGTAAGTTGTGGGAAGTGAAGAGTCTGGTAGTTGGCGCCGGTGTCTACGAAGTCTGGATGGTTGAGTCAGGCGAAAGGAAAAGGGAACTACTGTGAGTAATAAGCCAGAGCCCGAGACGGTAGTTAGACGGCAGATACTGCGTGCGGCTATCGAACTAGAGATCACCCACCTAACAGATGAGCAACTAGCAGAGTTCTTCGAACTGTTTACAACCGGCGGCAGTGGTAGTAGTGTTGCCGACATTAAAGACGCAAGCCTCAATGTGGCATACGATCATGCTAGGCGCAACGTTAGGAGGAACCGATGACTAAGGATGCGTTAGAAGAAGCGGCTGAGTATCTGCGCCACTTTAGAGGCCACTTTGATCAGGATGCCGACGAGGCCGCAAAGAAGATCGCCGCCATACTCGCCGGCCCCGAGACTGACGCGATGGATCGCATATGTTCAGAGATGCACTGGCACGAGGCGAATGGCCCGGTTATTGATGACGAGCGCTATATGCCCACCGTGACAGCATGGGGAATGCTCAACGCCCTCGTTGCCCCGGCGACTGCCACAAAGGAAGAGACCCATGAAGAAGTGTGACTTCTGTTTTACGGTCAAGCCTGAAGACGCCAAGGTATATAACCCTATCGTTCTGATCGACAACCTGTGGCCGTCACCTAATCACGAGGACGCAGACCCCGGCTGGTTCAGTAGCGAGAACGAAGGCGAAATGTGTGGGCCTTGTATGCTGGCGCTCACTAGGAAGTCTAACGGTATTACATAGTTAATTCAGATCAAGTAACTCAGCTGTAACCCTGGGGTGAACCGACGCTCGCGCCGTGTCGAAGTGTGGCGTGGCGGTGGCGTGGCGTTTGCCCCAGGGGGTACGCGGTGGTAGGCTCGGCACGTTGCCGGTCCCCTACCACTGGTAACAAGTACTTCAGGTGATCGCTTGAGGCTATCGCCCCGGCTAGTATCAACTCATCGCGGGTGCATTGTGCAGTATCGGGAAGTTCTTGCTTGTTCCTCCCGCCACACATGCTGCCCAAAGCGGCTGAGCTCGCATTGTGAGTTATGCTGGTATTCTGAAACGGGACACACGAGGGCATCGCGTAACCTGGAGTATAAAGAGGTCAGGCCGGTACTAGCGTCCGCACGCTTAGTACCGGCCTGATTCTCTTTGTCTATAGGATATTGGCGCACTTGTTACATAGCGCGTCGCCATCAGTACTTTCGCCGCATAACTCGCAGGCGTCGTCGTTGTTAATTCGTATTAGCCCAAATAGTACGATCAAAAGAATCAAGAAGGTCTTCATCTCAACCTGTGGGCCTTAGTGCTGTGCGTGCGCGACGCTCCGTGACATGGACGGCAATAACCTCGTCAAGGAACTTATCTAGTGCTGGATCTTTGGAACCCGGACGAGGGTGGGCCTTCAGGGGGTTTTGCTTTCTGTACCACTCGCGCTGTCTGTCCTTGTTGAACTTCTTGCACAGTGGCCCGGTGCATCCCGCGTTGTGGCACGAGCGTGTTCCGTGGGTACGGTTCTGATACTTGGGGTCGGTGATCTCGTTAACGATCTCTTCGGCAAGCCAGTTAGGCAGAACGGGGTTGCTGTTGTAAGGCTGGATGATACTCATGCTGTAGCCGCCTTGCTTGAGGCGTCTGCTGGTTTATTGGTCTTCCATTCAGAAAGATCTTCGACACCGTATCTTACGGTTGGGCGTCCGGCACCCTTGTCACTTGGCATTATGATTAACTCTTCGATCTCGATCATGTACTTCATGGTTCTGTTGTACAGATCTAGCTGATACTTTCGGCGGGCTAGTCTGCGTGTGATGTCCCTGTTGGTTGCTCCCTTGCCAGTCTTGGTCTGGTGATCTACTACTACTTTCAGTATAGATTCCCTGACTTCGTTCTGTAGTGTGCTTCCAACGTGCGCTCCAGGAATACCATAGCACTCCCGTAGGTATGGATAAACCTTCATCATCTGGTCAACGGCTTCTACCGGAACTGATTTGCTCTTCATGTTCGCCGTGAACAGTAGGATAAGTTTCTTGCATAACAGGTCCATCCTGTTTAGCAGGTTCGTCTCGTCCTCCCGCATGGTCGGCTGTAGTTCATTGTGGAAGAAGGTTGTGAACCTGTCTTGTGCTTCCTGACTCCAGTCTATTCCACCGGCCATGCTTGCCCAGCCTTGGATATCTGCAAGTGGCTTGATTGCTGGCGTGACGTCAACCTGAACGCCGCCGATTGCTAAGCGCCTCTTCTCCTTGCCGACGACAAAGAACCACCTGTTAAGGAATCCAGAATCAGCATCGGTAGTCGTCAGTAGTCCGCGCAGTGACTTGGGCTGGCTAGTCGTCACGGCACATGCGTACGGCTGGACTGCCTTCTCGATGCCGTGCGTGCGTGAGACCGTCTCTACCGTATTCTCCATGTCGTAGAACTGCATGAGCGTCGGTACCAAAACGTTACCTGCCCTCTGTGTCCTTCCAACCATGCTCGATAACTCGCTATAGTCAACGATGCCACGAACGGGAAACAGGTCTGGACTACTTCCCCTTGGTGCGGTAGGGTCTTCGATCTCCTTCTGGAACATCCAGATTAGCGCCTCTGCTGACGCAAGGCCGGATACACGAAGTACGCCCTTACTGAATGGGTTGCTCGCTTCATACGGAAGCGCGCGTTCCATGAGGCTGTCAAGGTAGTATTTCGCCTTTGACTTTCCAGAACCCGTACGCCCTAGGATACAGATAAAAAGATTCCCGTACACCGGACGGAAGTCCTTCAGTGTAACGTCACGACCAAGCGACATACTGATTGCGAGTAGCCCGTTCCAGAAGTGATATTCTTCAGGTACGTCGTCAATTGTTGTCTGTGCCATCCATGTGCTTAGGAACGTATTCTCTGGAACAATCTCGCGCCACTTAAGTTCTATGTCCTCGGCTTCTTCAAGTGAGGCAAGTGGCCCAACAGGAAGCTCGGTTACTGGCGGAACGATCGGGTCAGACTCGCGAACAAGCGTAAGCTTCTTTCCGTCTTCGTCAAACGTTGTCGTCGGTGGCGTGGGCTGTACAGCCGTAGGGAGTACAGCGGCAGTAGGAACTTCTGGAGGTGCTGGACTTGGCGGGATTGTGATGTTTCCGGCGAGTGTCCTTTGGAATGTGAATCCATTGTCCTCTGCTATCCTTCTCCGTAGGTCGTGAAAGTTCTTTCCTACCTTGTAGCCGGGAACCGGCATACCAAAGTGCCAAGCGGCGATGTCAAACTTGTCTCCACCTTCGGCGCATCCAGGGCAGAACCAAGTTTGCTTTTCTGTATTGATCCAGGCGCTAGGGTTTCTGTCAGGGTGAGATGGGTTCGGGCAGGACACCATAATGCCCTCGACCTTACCGTTAGCCGCTACCTTGCCCTTGTTCGCATACTTGTTGTAGGTGTCGATGATGTCTAGGCTCTCGATGAGCCGGTCAAGTTCCGCGTCACCCTCTGGCTTTTGTTCTGCCATGAACGAGACGGGAGCTGACTTGACCTTCGGTGGGACCGGGGCCGTGGGGATAGTAGGCGGCTGTGGTGCGCTATTAACCTTAGCGCGAGCAGCCTCTAGCCTGTCGCTGAGTGAGATTGGATCCGTCACGACCAGGGGGAACCGTTCTCAAGAAGTGAAACCGGGTCCGGGTGAGGAACCAGCTGGCCCATCGGCGCGCGCTGATCCAAGAAGAATGTCGGGTCCTGTGTCTTCATGTTTCTCCCTAGTGGTAATCTCATGAGATTCCCTAAGTCCTTACCGTCTAGTGTAACCTGCTTTGGAAACACTTCAATGGATAAGTTGGGAAACCCCTTTAGTGGAGTCTGGTCTATAGTTCTAAAGAAGTTACTGCCCCTGTACAGCTCAAATTCGCCGAGCAGGTTTAATACAAGTTCAGCGGCTTCGCGCGCTTCTCGCGCGGGGACCGTTCCGGTAAACCCATACACATGGATGCCCTTGGAGCCGGAGTAAGCACAGGCTACGGGGAGATCAAACTCTTCCTTGATGGTACGAGAAAGCTTCTCGGCCATCACGCGCAGTTGATACTTCAGCCATCCACGTCCGGGGTTGCCCCTATCGAGCCACGCTTCGCGCGCGTCGAATGAATGGTACTTAACTGCGGCTTGGTAATCATTGTCTGTTGCGTCGTCCGAAAGGGAATTGATATCCGGCAGCTCGCACCACGTTCCCGTGAACCCCTCCGGCTCGCCAGGGGTGGGGGGTCGGTTCTGTTCGAGGTCAACATCGAAGGCAAATAGTTTGCATTTGTCTTCCATGTCAAGAAGGTAATGTCCGAATGTTTTTTGCTTGTTCAGGTGATCGTTTATGTCCGCCATAGTAAACGGCAAGCGCACGTCGTCTTCATGTGTGCAATCTCCACCAGGGCAATTCGTCACCGGAAAGTAACCGCCATTACCCATTTGCTTCGCCTTGACGTCCCGGCGCTGGATGAATTTCTTGGCAATAAGAATTGCCATTTCGTCGGACATTAAATATCCTTTAGATGACGGTGTTTGCAGAAGAGAATATCGCCGATGAGTCCGCACCCGTCCGGCGATAGGGTGCCACCATATCACTTCGGTGGGGGTAGGGTCAAATGGAATGCCCGCGTGTCGCCGTGCCGATAACCACAAAATTGGCAATCTTTGTATAACCTCTAGACAAGTTTTTACAATGTCATTGCATTGCCACGGATCTGCGCTATCATAGGGGAATGGACACGTTCTTTCGTAACCCGGATGGGTATGTAGAAGAACTCCAGGAAAGCAACATAAGGCTCTTCTCGTGGGACCTGGGACACGTCGAACGTAAGCGAATTGACGTAATCAAGTGGGCGAGGATATTCCTGAAGAATGCCACGGACTGGAAGATGCTTGTTGTCGCAATGGAGGGAACTGCGGAGTACTCTGCGTCATCAAAAAGCGTTAACGAGCCGGACGCAGTATATCCATCGTGGCGCTTTGAAGATGGTTATGAAATCCTAGAAAACTATTGCCAGAGTCCTGTGGGAAAAGATTTATTTCTAGTCTATGCAAACGACACAGAACTTCGGTTTAGGCCGGTAAGGGATCAGCCTCATCGTGTTGTTATCTACGACCCGCCTGATTCCCGTAATCACGTTGGCGCCAATTACCTTCGGAATCTTATCCGCATTAAGCGAGCATATCCCGATGTAGAGTTTGTTATTCACAACACGAGCAGCTTTAAAATAATGTTCGGTGCTGGGTTCGAGTATGCAATCTTTGATCCGTTAATGACGGCAAAGATGGGGACTATCATTGCGCCAAGCGGGAAGAATATTCATTGGAAAAATCTCAGGGACGAACAGAATTGGATTCACCTTCTTGGGTTCCTTGTTGATGACGTTAGGGAAAACAGGTCGTCGCGCATTCTTTATAACATTGAGTCTACGCGATGGGCAAAGGAAAACTACAACAAGAATGTAAAGTTTTCCCTAGTTGCAACCTCGGGAATTGACCTTGATACAAAGGCCGGGCAGTACGAATACGAAGGTATTAGGGAATCCTGGTTGACACAGACAACCGTCGGCGGTAGGATGAAGATGGGGCCAGAAGACGGCAT